GGTACAACACCTTTAGCTACTTTCTTACCTGTAATTAAAGACTTACTATAATCTGTTTCATCATCAGCTTCTTGGATATACTCTTTCATATTATCAGCAATTGGCTTAATTATATTAGTATCATTAGGAGAAAGTAATGATGCAGCCTTTGCAGGTAACTGAAGTATGTTTACAATATCTTCTATTAATCTATTTTGAATAGCTGATATATAGTTGTTCTTGTGTTCTTGAGCATCGCTTAGTTCATCATAAACACCGGCTAGCTCACTTTTTTGTTCATACATGTTAGCTAAACCTTCTTCAACATTTTTAATATCTTCAAGAGTAGCTCCTTTTATTTCACTGTTATAGATCTTATATGCTCTTTTAAAATTCTTTAATACAGCATCCATGCCAGGTTGTTCTAGAGTTTTTATGATATCTCTATTTTTACCTGTTAAAGCTTTAAGTTGTTCTTCACTTAAAGTATTAGTCATGGTTTTAACATCTTTGAATATAGCTTTTCTAAACTTGTTAAAAGAAGGACCTATATCCATCCACTTAGCAGACTTCTCAGTCTTGAATAACTCAATAGCTTCTTTAGTCTTTTTATACTTATTAAGCTTTTCTTTTAAAGTTTCTATCTTTTTCTCTAAAGCTTCTTCTGACATGTTATCTTTTAATAACTTACCAGTACGGGTTATGTATGGTAAGTAAGTAGTCATCTTATCTACGTCAAAGTCAGTACCAGACTTGGCAACAAGCTCAGCTGGGATAATGATAATAGGACCAGCATCGGGACTTAAAAACTCAACTACTTCACCAAACTCCATAGAGTTGTCTCCCTGTACAGGAATCCTAACACCTGTTAGTCTTAGCTTTTTAAAGTTTTCATCATCAAGCTTCCACTCTTTTACCAATAACATCTCATTAAGTCTGTCAAGACTAGCTTCAATATCTAAAGACTTAGTTTCTTTACCATTTTCATCTTTAGTAGTTTTGTATACAGCAATTTTAATTTTGTTTTTGTTCTTATCTAGAGCTGGTACATATTGACCTTTTTCATTTTTAACATAGTAAATAGTTTGGAAAAGATTTTGATCCATCTCTCTAAGAGCTCTTTTAAATCCAAAACCTATATTGTTTTTCTTGCCGGCTAGATCTACTATATAAGAAGGTAAACCGTTAGTACTAAAGTAATTATACTTTTTTTGTTCTTCTCTTGTAGCATTTCTAAACTTAGGGTTTTGCATTAAAGCTGAGGATACCTCAACTAAAGGCTCACCTCTAAGTTTAAGTCTTATAAGTCGGTTGTTTATAACAGACATTATAAGTTTTTCAAATCTTGCTGCAAGAGGGCTTATACTAAAGTCTATAGTGTTATAGTTAGTATCCGTTTGTAGAATAGATATCTCATGATCACTAAAGCCTTGTTCTTTAAGTTCTTTTATTAAGAAAGTAATCATTTTTTCCATAGCTTCCGGACTAGCTACTGCTTTTTCAACATCTTCTTCTGTCCAGTTTAAATCATCTAATAGATTTTTATACTCATGATATACAAGTCTATCTAAACTATCTTTAAAGTTTGTTACAAGATCATGAAACTCACTTTCTTTTCTTTTTTGTGCATCAGTTAGTTTATCCCATTGAGCTTTAGTTCCTTTATAGTCTATAGGTAAACCATTCTTGTATAATCCCCCAGGTAATAACTTTCTTAACTGGGTAGAAAATGTAGAAAATTCTTTGAATGTGCTGTTTACATCAGTCTGATTTTTAAGATATGTAACATATACACTATTTTTAGTAAACTTTATTTTATCTTTTGGTAGGATATCACTTGTATCACCATTGTTGTATATCACATCTCCACTAACATCAGCACTAGGTTTTATATGAGATCTCTTAGAACCTGACTCAAATAATGCATAGTCAATATTTTGTTGCATCATTGCTAGATGCATTTGTTCTGCAGGGTAGTTTTTTATAACAGTTGGAATAAGCGGAAACAAAGAGAACTTGTGGAAAGCTTGTACCGGATATCTACCAGTTTCAGTAGCTAAATTACCATTATACTGAAGCTTGTATACAGGGAATAGATCTGATAATTCATCAGCTCCTAAAACCTGACCTCTTACAATTTTCATGTATGCATCTTCTTGTGCATTACTCCATTGACCTTCTACTCTTTTAAGTATTCTGTAAGAGTCAAATGTTATCCAACCTTGTCCATCACCATCCTTAATCTTAGCATATGGATTCATCTTGCCGCCATAAGTATCATAAGTACCATCTGCTTTTCTAGCTCCTGTTCCTATTTTACCATCCGTGTCTTGTCCATACAGAGCTATATTTAATGCATCACCTTCAAGACCTTTTTCTTTAAACATCTTCTTGAAAAGATCTCTATACATTTCAAAGTACACAGAACCTACTTGGCTCTCTTTTATTATAGCCGTGTTGTATATACCATTATACTTTGTTACTTCAGTGCTACCATTTTCTTTTTTAATAGCATTTTCTTTAAGTAGTTTTTCCTCAAGAGGTCTTCCTACTTTAGTGTTTACCCAATGCTGAGTAAGTTTATCTACAGCAAATACTCTACCACCAGATTGTGATCCTGGAGTACGCTTAGGTGCCTGATCTTTAGAATGATCAAACTGAAAGCCGTCTCCTTGTAGAAGCAATGTTGTTTCTGTCTTATGTAAAAAGTTATTTACCATATAAGACATCATTGCTGCATCTTTTATATTAGAGTTATAGTTATCACCTAATGCTTGTATTTGATCAGCAGTAAGTTCTTTAAGTATAATAGTGCTTAATGTTTTGTTTATAGAATTAGGTAAGACAGCTGTTTTACCAAAGGTTTTTTCAAACAAGTTTTTGTTGTACTCTTTTACAAGCTTTTCAAAGTATGTTTTGATGTTAGCATCTATCTTCTTTTTTAAAGCTAGATTATCTGACATATTTAAAAAGTCCATAAGACTCATATTAGATTCAGCAAACTTCTTAAAGAACTCAGCAGATGCTAACTTTTCTTTAAGATTGTCTTTAGAGTCTAGCATTTCAGAAAAGATTGTAAACTCTTCTCCTTTTTCAAAACCTTTTATGTTTTTATAGTACTCAGGAGCAGCTTTGATCATAGCTATCCTTCTGATCTCTCCTTCTAACTTAGGATATAATATCTCTATGGTTTTATCCATACCATCATATCCAGCTACATTTACACCATCTTTATTCTTTAAGAATGCAGAAGTATCTACAAACAAGTAGTTTGTTTTCTTATTAGTGTATGTAGTAATGTTGTCAATCTTTAAAGAATAGTAAGAACTCTTATCACCTGGTAAAATACCTTGCATAAATCCTGCAGTTAAGGTTGAGATAAAGTCTGATATAAACTTATCAGTAGCATTCATCTTAGAGTATGTAATACCTATAGTAGAAGATTCATCTTTTCTATCAACATTAAACTGTGAACCAGATAAGTCAAAGATGTTGATATTATTACTAATTCTTTTACCAGAAGGATCAAACATTGACTTCATGTACACAGAACCATTAACCTCAGGATTGTTAGCTGGGTTTAAGTAGTTCATATGCATAAACTCAGGATGATCACTAGAAAGATCACCTTTTTGTTTAGCATTTTGTAATGCTCTAACCTTTTGAGTATCCGTGCTGTTTAAAGAAAACACAGATTTCTTTTCACCATCTGGTGTAAGTCTCATACCACTAGCATATTCTTCAGAGAAGTTAGCTTCTAGATTAGCAAGACTGTTAACTGTTCCACCACTGTTTGTTATAGGTTCTTTGTTAGGTAATGATTTACCTGTTCTAAAAAGATCTATAGGAGCAGAAAGTATCTTTTGGATTTCTTTTAGCTTCTCTTCTTTTTGTAAACCTTTATAGTTCTTTTCTATATCATTTATATAGTCATCTATTTTTACAATAGTCTCAGCTAAATATCTAACATCATTAGGTTGAAGAAACTCTCTAATCTCTTCTGTATCAGAAAGATTAATACCTATACTATTAAGAAATGGTACATAGTCTTCTTTAGCTACCGTTACAAATAGTTTACCGGCATCATTATATTTCTTTTGTATGTAGTCTTCTACAACATTCTTAGTATTGATATAGTTAACTTTATCTTTGTTCTTAGCAGTATGTCTATCAGCTTCTTTTTGTTGGTATGCAGATTGCCAGTTTCTTATAATGTTTTGATACTCAGCACTTGACTTACCAACCTTAACTTCTATACCTTCATCAGTTTGTGTAATGTTTACATTAACTAGGTCTATTCTGAATAAGTTAAAAGACTGAACAAGTTTCATCCACATCTCACCTGTAACACTACCTTCTGTTATGAAGGCAGCCATACTTTGTTCTTCTGATAAAGTTATTTCTTTATTATCAGTATCTAATATTGTTTTTAACTTAAAGATCTTGTCAAGTAACTGTTTGAATAATGGAGATACAGTATTACCTGCAGTTTTTATTTTGTTATAAAGACCCATGATACTGGTTTCACCAGAACACTTGTCCATCATAACTCTCCAAAAAGGTTTGAATTCTATAGGCTCAGGAAAACCTAGTTCATTAAGAACATAGCTTCCATCTTTATTTTGTTTAAGTAAACTCTTAATTATATAAACAGTAAGCTCATTAGCTAACTTCTCAGATTCAGTGCTGCTATTTCCAGCATCAAAGTTTCTACCTATTAAGTTGTTCTCAAGTTGTTCTTCATCTAAGTCAACAGCTTCTTCTTTGCTTATTTTAAACTTAACAAACATGTCTTTGAACTCACTGTTCTGTCTATGGAAAGCAATGATAGAATCTGTAACATTTGTACCTTCTAAAATCTGAGTTATGTTACCATACATGTAAGGCTTTGTTGCTCTGGTAAGAACAGATATTTTATTATCAAGTACAGCTTTTTCTACAACTTTGTCTGCAGGTAAAGCTTTTAATTGCTTTAAAAACTCTTCTCTCTTATCACTAAGTTCAGTTAAAGCTTTTTCATATACTTTCTTTAGTTCCTTTGGACTTCTGAATATCAAGCTTGCAGCACTGAGAGATCCAGACTGTACTTTTTCAGTAGTTGCTTTAGATATAATACCATCTATAGTTTTACTTACAAGTAAGCTTTCAGATAAAGATAGCACATCTTCAGGATGTTCTTTATTAACAACACCAGAGTTTAATAAACCAAACTCACCATTTTTAATATTAGATGCATAAGGAAGGAGTTGTTCTTGAGACTTTGCTGTATACAAAGTGTTAAAGATCTCACCTAATACACCTTCTGATCCAGGGTTAGAGTAAATGTTTATAGCAGTTGAACCTCCAACTAAAGCCTTTAAAGCTTTCCATATTCTGTCAAATATCCACTTAAAGATATTAGTCTTTTCATTCTCAGTTTTAAACTTGCCTTTGTTCAAAGCATATGTTCTAAACTCTTCAGCTATAAACTCTTCTAACTCTTTTCTTTCAGCTTTACTAAACTCAACATCAACAAGTTCAATATTACCTTGACCAGTTGCTTTAGCTACTTTAAAAGATCCTGGAAGTTTAGATACTGCTTTATAGAACTTAGTTCTCTCACTATAAGTAAGATAAGTCTGGCTAAAAGCATGCCAAGCCTCATGATACACATGAGAGTAATTTGCACCCTCATATAAAGTAATCACAGAGTCACGGAAGCTAGCCCATGCTTCAGAGTTTACAGCATTTCTTAATGGGTTTAGAGTAAAAAGAGGTTTTACAACACCATTCTCATCTTTATAAGTAGCTTTAGACAAAGCTGATTCTTCCCACCAAGCTTTTGCTTCAGCATCTTCTTCAGGAGTAACTATGCTATCTAGTAATCTAGAACGTAGTAACTCATCATAGTCTTCCTCTGCTTGTTTTTTAGTTACAGGTACTTCTTCTTTTACAACTTCTTTTGTAACTTCTTCTACTTTGTCAGCAACTTCTTTTGCTGTAACTACAGGCTGAAATCTAAAGTAACCATTAAGTACCATAGGTAGTTTGGTTCTTTCATCACGGACAAGTCTAGGATACAACCTAGGACTTATAAACTTGTAATAATCTTCATCAGACTTACTAACATTAAAAGCACCATTGTCTGGTGTTAGTTTAAAAGCAGTATAACTATTTTTATCATAGCTCTTCTTGTGAAAATGTATAGTAGCATTTTTACCCAAGAAGTCTTTTAATACTCTTCTAGCTGCTTCTTTATCAGACAGATCTAAAACATTACCACCTAAGTTAATTTCTAACTTTTGGTCACCATTTACAAGGGTTGTACCTATTGTATAGTTTTTTGCTTTTAATTGTATGTATTGACCAACATTGTCAACCTTGTCTATATCAGGTACAGCTTTATCACCAACCTTAAGATCTTGTGTAAGTATATCTACTATGTTATTTAAGATGTCAGCATCTTCCGCTTTTTCTCCTATTTTATTTGGATTCTTTAAACTAATAAGATTATCTACATTAGGAAACTGTATAGCTGGTAGATTCTCTGGTTGACCACTAACATTTTCTACAGTAAATACTATAGACTGTTTTGCTTTGTCATTTACATCAAACTCAGATAAAGGAAAAGTAAGTTTTTTTCTAGTTTCCTCTCCAACAATGTTATCTACATTTTGGGTTGCCCCTTTAAAGCCTCCTGTTATATCTACAGGAACAGGTTCACCAAATCTTATTTTTCTTTTAGCTGCTTCTATTTGTTCTAGTTGGTTACTGATTACTTTATCAGCTTCTTTTTTTGCATTTTCTATTTGCTCAGCTGTCATGTTAGTTCTATCTAACATAGACATCATACTTGCTTTTATAGCAGCTTTGTGCTTTTCAAAATCTTTATTTTTTGGGTTTGTTGTTTTAAGCAAGAGGTATATAGGTCTACCATTATCAATATCACCTATAGTATTATCAGGTTTAAAATATAATATTTCTCCTGTCTTGCTATCAGTAAGTACAAATGATAGTATCTCATAAGCTAACTGACTTTCTCTATCTAGGCGGATCTTACCAGGAATGCTTCTTTCAAACATCAGTCTTCCTGCAAAACCTGTATGATTACCAAAAGTAACTTTACTAAAGTCATTATCATCAGGTCTCTTAGCAGCCATTATACCGGATAATACTCCTTGGTAGAAAGCAGCATCTTCATTAGACTTAGATGCAAAAGGCAAGTTTGTTTTTTTATCTATCTCAGCTCCACTTTGTGATGTAGCAAAGAATCCGGCATTAGAAGCTAACACAAGAGTATCTACAGTAAGACTTGTACCTGGTACAGATAATAGCATAGTTGCTTGATCAGTAGGTTGGTTAGCTACAAATGTTTCAATCTCATCTAAACTCTTTATTGGTTTACCTAAAAGTATTGCAACAGCTCCTAGCTTATCTATAGAAGTAGCTAACTTATCTATTTCAGCACTCAAAACACCAACATCATAACCTTTAGTTATTAGATTTTTAAGACCTAGTTGTTTTTTGTTATCAGTAACAAGATCAAATATCATCTGTGGTACATGATAAGCCATACCCAAAGCTAGATTCTCATCATTGCTTTTACCAAGAACATCTTTGTAGATTGTGTCTACTATTTTCTTGTAATCAAAAGTTGGGTCATTAGTGTAGCTCTTTACTAGTAAAGCATTAACATAACTTTCTAGTTTTTCTTTTAGGTTATTTTTACTTAAATCACAAACCATCTTATTATATACAAAGGTTATTTAAAAAATCATCTTTTCTTTTGTTTACAGCTTTGTCCATAGCAGTCTTGTCAGTAGGTATCTCTTCAAAAACTCTTTCAGTTGTATTAACCAGTTCTTCATTCTTTACTACTTGTTCAGTTTCTTCTACAGTTGCTTTCTTTACTCCCGGCTCAACTACTGTTAGTTCTTTAGCTAAGTCTTCTTCTTTTATGTTTACATCATCTCTGTTGGGAGCATATAAAGTTACTGATTTTTTTCCAACTCTCTTAATTTTATACCTGTTTCCTTTGTATTCTACCTCAAGTTTTTGAGCCTTAGCTTCTTGTAAACTTTGTAAGTTTAGTTCAGCATTTATAGTTTCAACAGTATAAACTTTAGGAAACAACTCTTCTTCTGTTTCTGTTGTAACTACAGCATTTTCTTTTGCAGCTTTTTCTACAGCTTTTTTTACTTTTGCTTCTCTATGCTTTTTAGTTTTTCCTTTGATAGGCTCATCAAAACTAGTTTTCTCAACAACTGTTTTGTCTCTTGAGACTGTTCCTCTTGTTTCTCCTGTTGTGGTACTTGTGCTTCTAGCAGTCTCATTCTGAATGATTTTTTCTCCATATTGTTCTTGTTTATAGTTTTCTAATGCTGTTATATCTTTTTCTAAAGCTTTTTTGTATTGTTTTATCTGAGCTTGAGTTAACATCCTTTTAGGATCTAAAAGCATATCATCAATCTCTTTATACTTGTTATATAACCAGTCAGATGTTTCTGATAAAGCAACAGGATCTATTGGAAGATTATTATCAAACCTGTCCATAGTAATAACAACAGACATAGGAACATCATCCAAAGGATCAAACTCAATACCAAGTTCTTTTCTCTTTTCTTGTATAAACTTTAGCTCTTTATCTCTTTCTCTTAAAAGCTGATCTACTGATTTACCAGGTTGTCTTTTTACAGCAGGCTCTTCAATAACTGGCTTTTCTTCTACTTCTTCTTCTGCTAAAGTGTTTAGTCTTTCTTCAACAAGTTCATTTATAAGATACATGTTTTCCCAAGCTTTTGTAAACTCAGCATTATCTTTATACTCATTTTGTAAAAAACTATCTAATCTTTTTGCAGCACCATTTGCCCAAAGTTGTATAGCTATTAAAGAAGCTCTATCTAAAGGCTTGTTAGCATATAGATTATTTAAAGCACTTGTTATACTGTTATCAAGACCAAGGTTTAAAGTATTTTCTAATACGGTTACAGCAGGAAGAAGCTCTTTAACTTTGTTATATTTCTCTTCATCTTTTGCTATATTGTTTATTGTAGGTGAGTTGTACTCATACTTATTTCTTTTTATCTCAACAGCTACTAGTAGTTTTTCATTAACTATATGTTGCTTAGGATTGTTCTTAGGAGTAAGAGATATTACAGAACCATTCTCATCTGTGTTTACAATATAGGTCATGCCCTTACCTGGGCGTGTTGTACTTTCTACAGTTACTATTTCTTTACCATCTTTATCAATACTAGGTTTTGATATGCTGTACTTACCTATTGTTTCAAATTCTGGATCTGTTTTACTCTTATCACTAAGTACTTCTATAGCTTGAACAAAAGGTTGAGGACTGTATGCTGCAGTTTTAGTTACGGGTATGTATTCCTCTACTACAGGATTATACTCGTGTATAATATTCTTATCTTCATTGCTGAGCTCAATGTCATTGATCATACCATTATTGCTCACATTTATAATGAAAGGTACAATGGTAAGTTTATTAGAATCAACTGTTAGACCAGTTTGTTCTTCTATAAGTCTTTTATATAAAGAGAGCTGTAAACCATATCCTTTTTTGTATAAGGTTGGGTCTTTAGTATCAGTGCCTTTTTCATCAGCTTCTGTACCATACATCTCCCACTTATAGTTTCTACCGGTTTTAAAGTCATAGATTTTAAGATTACCATCTTTGTCTATAACTAGCATGTCCATCTCACCACCAATAGTTTGTTTTACACCATCAATGATAACTTCACCTTTAAGAAAAAGATCTTTAGCTAAGATGATTTCTCCTCTTTCTCTGATAGTATTCATTAAATCTTTTAATATACCTCTTAGCTTATTGAAAGCCTCTTGAGTCATATTACCTGGCTTAGATATAGGAGTTCCTGTTAAGAAGTTTCTAGCTATCTCATCCACAGTGTTTCCACCAGTTTTAGATTCTTGATATGCTAAAGAAGATACAGCTTTTTCAAAGTCCTCATATGTAAACTTTTCTTTGAGTGTCTCTTTTAATAAAGCAGTTTTACTATCATCCCATCTATCTTTATAAGCTCTTGTATTACTTACAGTGTCAGCCCATATATTAACTATGATATTTTTATCTTGTTTCTCTTCAATAAGTTGCTCAAGCATGTCTTTCTGATCCTTAAGAATTTCTTTACCATAACCGGTGTTAGGAAAATTAAAAGGACTAAGACCATATTTTTTAGCAAGTATTTCTTGTACTACTGTTGTTACCCTGGTATCTAGTTTTTTACCATTAAGAATATACTTTTCATTATCCTTATCTCTGTTCTGAGTATTAGCAGCTTGAGCTTTCATATTTCTCAATGCTTGCTTTTGTTTCTCAGGCATATCAACAGCTTCTACTGCACGGTAGGCTATGTAGTCTTGTAAAACAGTTACTTTAGCATCTAACTTAGGATCAGTTTTTGCTTGTTCTGCAAGTTCTTCTAAAGCTGTTGTAAGTTCTGGTATAGTCATAGACTTATATCTTTCTTCTATACCTTGTGTTTCAGCAGCTCTGCCTTCAAAGAATAATTTTCTTATACCAATATTAGCATCGCCAGTAGCCCAGTCTTCTAGATTTTGTGCAGCTTTTATTTCATCAGAAAGATCATTGTATTCATCTGTAAGTATCTGCTTAAGCTCTTCAGGGTAAGTCAAGAAGTTATCTTGATCATATTCCATAGCTTCTATAGTCTTACGTTTTTTAGAAGTAAGCTCTATAAAAGTATTCCATATACCATTAGCTTTTTCAAAAGCTGGACCAGATGTTATCTTAACACCATTACTATCTAATAAGAAAACCAAAGGTAATAACTCTTCTCCTGCAAAGTAAGCATCAGAGTAAGATGCAATAACATCTTGTGGTATATTAAAACCTAAACCTCTTATATCATTTATAATATCATTAAGATCTTTAGTAAAAGTATGTCTGTCAAGATTGTGACCTATAGTATCCGGTATGTTGTACACACCCTCTGCGTATGTAGAGTATAATCTTTTTTGGAATTGGAAAAAGCTATCAGGTGTCATTAACACATTAATGTTCTTAACCAATCCAGTTTGCTGATCTTTTAATAACATATGATCTCTTATTAAAGAGAAAGCTGCATCTAATTCTTCATCAAATACAGGTACATCATTTTTATCAGCTATGTTTTTAAGATGTTTTGCAAAAGCATCTTTAGCTCTTTTTTCTACCATAGCTTTCTCAGCATCTGTTTTAGCATACTGATAGTTCTCTATTGCTTTGTAGAAAGCTTGTATACCTTCTAGATGTTTTAACTTTTGTTTTTTTATCTTAGATTGTTCAGGTAAACTATCATCTAGAGTAGCAATCTCTTTTCTCAACATATTGATCTCATTGGTCATTGTTGTTGAGCTTAGCATTGAAGTAAGAAGGTTTACGTCTCCCTTAGCTAAAGCGCTTGATAGTTTTGAGAAAGTATTAGCTATATCAGCTATACGCTTACTGTGTGACTTGAATGTAGCCTTTGCAAATATAAGATTATGGGCAGCTTCATCCCAAGAAGTTTTAGCAACAGCTGCTGCTATAAACTCAGGACTACCTATTCTAAAATTACTAGGATTAAAAGGATTAGGATATCTATTTGCTACATCTTCAAAATCATCTTTTATTTCTTTTGCTCTTTCTACTATACCATCTATGTGAGCCATAGCTTTATCAACATCCTGAGCTTCTACACCATACTTACCAAAAGCCTCAACAGCTTCTTCTTTGGTAAGATTTTTATAATCCTTAGCTCTATCAATCATAACATCAAGCTTACCAGTTCTGGCGGCTGTAATAATATGATGATTCTTAATTGCTTCTTGTGCAGATATGGTTCCTAATTTGTCTCCAACTCTAGCAGCACTAAACATATCATCAGAAAGTCTTCCTGTTCTTACAGCATTAGGTAAGTCAGGCGCTAAATAGTTTAAAGTATTATTATAAAACTCAGTAAGAGTTTCTGCAGTTTCTGCTTTATGTTTAGCTCTTTCTTCTTCTAGTTCTTTAGCTCTAACAGAATCAGTTGTAGCAGCTTCTATTATTTTGCTTATACCTATAGAAGGTGCTGCCATAATAGGTTGTGCAAAAGCTCCCATTAAGAAACCTCCTGCAAATGTTTCAGCACCTTGAGCAGAGAATTGACTCTTTATACCTTTTAAGAAGTAAGGCATATAACCTTCATAGTTAGCTTTGATAGGATCTCTAAATAACTCTAAAGCATGTTGAGATGCTCCCTCTGATAAAGCTTCTTGTATATTTTCTTGAATACCTTCTGCAAAGTTTGCTGTCAAATAATTCATACCAAACTTACCATAAGTATTTGGTTTACCTAATGATTTAACAGCAGCTCCTGCTCTTGATATAAAATCTTCTCCTAAAACAGAATAGGTTTTATCTTTTAATATATAATCATCTACTGTACCAGCTACTTGCTTACCCATCACTTTACGCAGTGGTGCTAACATTGTAGCATATAATAACTTGTTACTAGTCATGATGGCCGGCATGTTCCAGAAAGCAACTGTATGTGCTTTCTCATCAGCTATCTTTTCTATGTTTGTTAAGTCTACTCCTTCTGGATCTCTACCATTTCTTTGTCTGTAGTCTTCGATAAGATCTTTAGTTATATTGATCTTAGACATACCACCTTCTAGCTTAGCTTCAGATACAGCAGCTTTCATCATCAACATATCATCAGCAAAAGCACCAAATGTTCCGGCTACTTTAGCATAGTTAGTTGCATAATCTTTAGCTCTTAAAGCATCTATTGTATTATCTAAAGGATTGATAATATCTAAAGCACCAACACCAACTTTCTTAGCACCTTTGCCTATAGTGTTCCAAAAAGATCTTGCTTCAGGAATAGTTTCTCCTAAAGCACGAACACCATCCATTGGGTTTATCTTTGTAAAGTCTGCTACAACATCAGCACTTTTAAAAGCACCCATAGCTTTTTCAAGCATTGCCGGAGCTCTAAGTGCTGTAGTTACACCTTTTACTGCAGTACCCACACCCATTAATGCTAGATTCTCAGCTAATAAGTTTGCACCAACACCAACCGTGTATGCAGAGTTTAAAAATGTATTTGTAAAAAATCCACCTAGTCCACCTGCAGAAGAAGATCCTATAGAAGTATATCTTTCCATATCTCTAGCTCCTTCAATATCTGGAGCTAATGGATCAGTAAACATTGTCTTCCAAGATCTTAATCCTGACATAAAACCAACACCAACTAGATTATCCCATTGTTTAGCAGCTCTTGTAAACTGATCACCAAAGGTCATGTTGTTGTTGTATAAAGATTCATTATCTCTATACGGAGAAAAACCTAACTTGTTATACAAGTCACCGGTTGCATAATATCTTTCAAACTTACTAGCATCCATATCACCACTATAGGTATATGGTCTAAGTTCTGCAAAAGGACTTATAGATTCAGCAGCTTTAGCTTGAACAGTACTATGTAAAGCATTTATATAATCTAAACCTGATGTTGCCTTTTTACTACCAGGATTACTTCCTGTTATAGGATTACCTGCTACATTACTATAAGTATCAATAGCTGTAGGTCTTGCTGGTAAATTCATACCGGCTTTTATATCAGCTACTATGTTTTTAGCATTTTCTGTAAGAGCTTGATAATCAGGAGGTTTAACCGATACTTTATATTCTTCTGAACTAGCTGCATCTTGTTCTTGGTTAGAAAGTTCTTCAGCCATTAGTTTTGTGTTTTAGATTTGTTAGCTAATCGGATCTCTTGTTGTCTATTAAGGTTATATTGTTGTAAATCTTCTAATACAATTATTTGTTGATCAACAACTTCTTGAACTTTTTTAATATTAGGAACAACATATATCTTCTCCTTTAGTGAATAACCTTGCTCTGAATTATCAAATAGTTTATATAAAGAGGTTACAGTTGTTATTTTACCATCATAAGATAATTTAACTGTACCAGCTGTTTCTACAAACTCACTTATTCTATAAGAGCCTTTGCTTAAAAGTTGTTTCTCTATAGGAGATACATTTAAAAACTCACTTATAGGTGAAGCAATCTTTGTATTGTCATAAACATAACTAATACCTTCACTCATGATCCTTTCTTTTACACCACTTTCTTTAACTTCTTTAGAATCACCAAAATATTCATCTACATCTTCTTTGGTAGGGTATATTGTAAAAGAACTTTTAACATCATCATCAGCAGCTATACCCTGAGCAAGCATTCTATATAAAGGTTTCTTTTTATCAGGGGTACTTCTGCTTCTAATCTTTAATGCAAAGTCTGCTATAAAACCAGAAGCATTAGGATCACTTTCTTTATTAATATCATAGTTATCTTTACCAGCATTACCAATAATAATTTTAACAGCACCAGGATTTCCAAAACCTTGATTAGTAGTACTTATTAAAGCATTGTTAAACTCATCTTCAGGATCATTACTATTAACTGTCTTTGTTATACCTTTACCACCTTTCATACCTAAACCAGTTAAACCTTTACCTTGTTCAATACTAGTTTTATCAGCTAATACATATTGTCTATAGAACTCTTTCTTTGTTGCTCCATACGCATCTAAAACATCATCAACATCAGCATCGTTGTTATCATTAAGATAAGCTTTAGTAAACTCTTGAGGTATGTCATCTGTAAGATTAATCTGACCGTATTTGTTAGGAAGATACTTAGCATACTTGTACTCTTTTGTAGCACTCATATTGTTAAGTACACTCTTTACACCACTTTGAAAATAGTCTATTTCACTGTTAGCTGAAAACTTTTTTAAATCAGCTTTAGCCATATCAGCATTATATTTTGTTTTAGCTACATCGCCCCAACCTCTAACATCATTAGTCTTATCCTTAATATAATCATCAGTATCATGCATCATATTAAAAGAACTTCTTTTATTTTCTTCTAGTAATGCTTTAAAACCGGTAATGTTCATAAACATTGTATTCTGCCACTTATTACCATAAAACTTTTGAAGATATTTTTTTGCTCCTACACCCTCTTTTGTAGCAGCAGCTTCTTTTGCGTTATTAAATACATCCCACAATACTTGTATACTTTCTTCTGATCCTGCTGATTTAGCTTTTGAATATAAATCAGCTGCTGATTTTGTAAAAAACTCTTCTGGTTGGTCTATTGCATTAAAGTTTTTATTACCACCTGGTACAGCTTCTACTGGTATAATATCTTCATTTCCAAAGTCTGTTGTTTTATCTTTACCCTTTTTTCTGTCTTTGAAAAAAGAACCATAATAAAGCTCATCTTTTTTAAGCTCACTTTGTACAGCATCTCTGATCATACCCAAGTCATTCTCATACTTAGCTAGATTTTTAGCTAATTTATGTTCATAGTCAGGATCTACTTTTTGGATAGTATTAATCTCTTCATCTGTATGTGATAAAACTTCAGCCATATTTTTGATATCATTATCTAAGTATACAGAAGCTTGTGCAATATCAGCTTTTCTATTAAGAGTTGCTAAATCTGCATCCGTCATGTTATTCTGAATCTCACTTATTTGTGAGTCATAATAGTTCTTAGTTTTTTCTACATTTGCTTTTTGCTGTACTATTTCTTGATAGTATCTTTCTTCAGCATTAGTTAAACTAGAAATCTTTTTTTGCTTCTCTAGCTTTTTCTGTATAGCATCCAACTGCTCAAAGCCATTATTTAGATCTGTTATTTTACTAGATAATGTTTTAATACCAGTATGCATGGTGTTCTGGATATACATTTTTTCAGCTTCTTCTTCACTGCCATACATAGCAGCAGTAGACTTAATAGTATTTTTTCTATTTACAAAAGCTTTAGTATAGTTATTAGCTGATATTCTAGGATCATCACCATACACAGTAGTAAGAAGAGTTTCCATACCATTTTTTATAAGTTCACCATTTTTGTTTCTTACTATAAACTTACCTGTACTGCTATCTTTGGTAATACTCATACCTTGGTCCTTAGCAAACTTCATTGCTCCAGGCTTCCAGTTAAAGTATCCGGTATAACTAGGTGCTTCCATGTTTAAAGTTTCCTCTAAACCAGCTTTAGCAAAAGCTTCTCTTTTATATTCTAATTCTTGTAATCCTTCATTCCAAGCTACCATATCACCACACTTCTTTGGATCAGTGCAGTTTTTTAACATCTCATGTTTATTAACAGCTGCTTTATATTTTCTAGTCCAAGCCATATCAGTAGGCATGTACTTGTCATCATGGAAACCTTTAAATACATTAAATGCTTGATCTACATTTTGTTGTAAGGATAAATCTAATCCAGATATTTTTTTAATATCTTGATCTATAACTTTAAAATAGTTATCTCTTCTTTTGATGTTTTCAGGATTACTCATGTCTGCATATAGCAAACTACCATATAAGTCATTTATCTTATTTTTAGCATCATCATACTTACCTTGCTTGGCCTGCATTACATTGCTGTAAAAATTAAGATCCGGTTGAAAAGGTTGAATTTGAGGTATATAGTCGGTTACGCCTTGAAGATATGTTGCCATGAGTTAATTTTATATTGTAAATCTATTAAATTTATATGGTATAGTAATACACTTATAAAGTTTATTATACTTCATTTCCTTGATATCCTTCATATCCTTCATATGGATAATCTGATGAAGCTTTTTTAGATGCCTTGCGATATTTCCAATCCATGTACTTACTAGCATTTTCTACACTACCATATTTTTTTACAGCTTCATCAAATTCATTAGTATCACCTTTATAAGTAGGAGTTGGTGTATAGTTAGGATTAAAAGTAAGATATCCTCCATCAGAAGGATCTGTGTAATAGTTAGGATATAAAGTATTTAATGCTTGTGTCTTAGCTCTATTAGTGATAGCATCCATATAAGATTGTCTCAAGTTCTGGCGGGCCATATTCTTAGAGGTATTAAATGTTTGATTAGCTATAGTATACTTATCAAAAAGTTGAGTATTTAAACCAGCTTGATTTTGAGAAGCTTGATTCAAGATACTTGCTCTTTCTTGAGATAGTTGATTGGCTAAACCAACATTTAAGTTATTGTACTTAGCCATTATATTAGCAGCATTATCCAAAGCTTTACCTTGAACTCCAGATATAGCTCCTGACTTAGGACCAGTGAATGCTTGATGAAACTGACTAGCTAAATTAGCTTGTTCAGTATTAGCAGCTAGTTCGCGTGTAGGATCATAATAAGTAGCATTAGGTAAAAATACTTGTGGAGTATCTTGCCAAGGATCATACTTCTTTATTCTAGCTAAGTCAGCTGCAGCACCAGAAGTTTTAATAATATCTTGTAACCACCAAGGAGCTCTTCTGTTTCCAGTTACACCTTGTGGTGTGTTTCTCTTTACATCTTGTTCTTCTGCTGGCTTTTCTTCATCTTTCTTAACAGTAAGCTCAGGTAAATCTTTTTCTGGTTCTGGTTGTTTTTCTGGTTCAGTTGTAAGCTTTTCCATTATCTTATCCCATCTTTCTCCAAGAAATTCATCATCAGGTTTACCTGCATAAGGCATACCTAATTCTTTATGAATAGCTTTTACTTTGTCTTTAAATTTATCATCTTGCAATAAATATAATTGGAATTCTTTATTTTGCCCAGCTACTGTTCTACTTTTAGGTTTAAATCCTGTTTCTTGAGCCCATTTTCTCCACTGAGCTTTATCATATTTAGAATGATGTAACTTATCTGTATTATAAGCATAAGGTTCAATTAACAAAGGTGGTTCACCTTGTTCTTTTGTAGTAGAAGATTTGCCTTCTTTAGGCTTTTCTTCTTTTTTATAATTAGGATTTGGTCTTACATTTCCAAATGTTCCATCATTATACTCATCTCTTAATTTAGTACCATCTTTTGAAATGGTAGTTGCTTTAAGGCCGGATTCTTTTCCCATGTGTTAAAATTTTAAATATAATTACCAATCTCCTTGAACAGGTGTTACTTTACTTGTGGTATCTGCTGGAGCTACATTACCAGCCCATGGTTTACCAGTTTTTTGATCAAACCATTCTTCTTCTCCTGTAGCTAAATTTTTTCTTGCTATAGAACCTGGCCCAAGTTGGCCAATACTATTACTAATAATAGGACCATATTTCTGTTCAGATTCTTTAGGTTTCTTAGCTAAAAGCACACTTAAACTGTCTGATTTTTGTTCTGCTTTGTTTGCTCTTTCTTTTTCTTCTTGTGCTAAATTTTTATAGTATTTAGTTTCTTTCTTGGCTTCATCTGCAAATATAGTTTTACCTCCTGAAGTGATTATATTTTTTCCAGCCATCTTAAAAGTTGGTCCTAAGTAAGGATCATCAACAGCATTATAAACTTTTTCAGCAACTTTTTTTGTTCCTTTAGCAATTTTTTTGATTACTGGATGTGCTTTATCATATATTTCTTTAGCTTTTTCAATACCATAAACATATGCATACTCTGCTTTTCTAGCAACTTCTTCTGCAGCTTCTCTAGCTATTCTAACAGCTTCTTTTGAAGCTTTTTCAGCATCATGAGCTATTGCAGCATTATGAGCTGCAGGGGCCGCTATCTTTAATAGTTTAGCTTCATCAACTGATGGATTCTTTTTATAAGCATCCATTATCTTATCATAAACCTTAGATGCTATTTCTTTTTTTCTTGGTGATAGTTTAGGACCTAAATTTTTAATAGCTTCTGTTTTGCTTAGTGTTCCTTTAGATTGATAAATAGCTTGTGTTAAAGGTTTAGATATTTGTTTAGTAGCTAATCTTCCTGCAGTTTTCCATGCTGTTACAGGAAGCAAAGGATCACCAAAAACATCAGATGCAAACTTAAGAGCAGGAGAAGCATCAGGATATCCTCTTTCTAATGTTTCAGATGGCATTTCATAAAATCCTGTTTTCTTTTTACCTGTAGGTGTATATCCTTGTTTCATTCTTATATCAACAATATCTTTATCTATCCATTCTTTTTTACCAGTTTTTGGATTAGTCATTTCATAGTTTTCATCTCCAAACATACTTGTACCAGCATACATCATAGCTCTTTGAGGAGCTTCCATAATAGCACCAACACCTTGTAAAGCTTTTGTAAACATATCAGGTTCTGTTTGTTGATACTCTCCATCATTTATTTGTAAAGGTACATTGTATGAAGGAGTACCTGTTACTGTTCTAGGAGCTGACCCTGTTGTCATTGTTCCTTTTTGTTTAGCTGCAAGTTCTTCTGCAGCAACTTGTTGAGCTATCAATGCTGGATCAAATCTTGGAACAGAGTCCATAGTTGTATTAACACCAAACTGAGCTTTAGGTATACCACCATATCTATGTGTGTCCCATGTAGAGATAACATTAGCACCATATCTAGCTTCACCGGTATCAGCATCTGGTTGTTCAGCTCCTTCTAATTGTTCTTGAGCTTGATCTGGTAAGAATTGAGAGGCATCCATTTCATTCTCTATAATATAAGGCATAGCTACAAGAGGAATTCCTTGAGGGAATCCTTTCATTGATTCTTGTATTAAAGCTAGCTTAGCTAATTTTAAGTTGTAGTTAGAGATCATCATCTCTGCAGTCTTTCTCTCAACTGGTTCTGAGTTTTTATCAGCTAGAACTTTTCTGAATTTATTGATATCATATTTCTTAGAGATCTCAGCCGGAGTGTATCCAGACTTTTTTGGTACCATACCAAACTGAGCTTGGATAATAAGATCTTTAATCTTCATCTTAGCAGTATCACTATAGATAAAAGAGTTATCAGGAAGATTCAATGGAGTACCACCTTCTGAATGTCTCTTGCCACCAATCTTAAAATGTGCTGGCATACCTCCCATATTAACTATTGCAGTTTCACCTCTCTCAGCTTCAAGGTTAGCACTTTCTCTAGCTACAGGTTGTAAAGTATTTCTCACCTCAGTAAGAGGTTCTGAGAATCTACTGCTTTGTATTTGATTAGGTAAACTAAATTGACGGTTACCATTAGTACCATACAATCCTGATTTCATATCCTTCATCTTTACTTCAAGCCCTGATAGAGCTTTAGGTGTTTTGGTTATTCTAACTCTTGCCATGTTATTAATCTAAATATTCAATGTTATATCCTTGTGCTCTTAAGTTCTCAATTTCATCTTCAGTTAAATCATCTTCCCATGAATCATCCATTCCTCCACCCATTTGCATAGTATTGAATCCACCAAATTGTGCATTAAATCCAGGATATTGACTAGAGTTTTTTTGATTCTCTCTAAAGTCTCCTGAATTAACATTGTAAGTTCCCATATTAAAAGCATTAGCGGGTCTTGTTACTTTAGCATTATCAGCTAACATACCTTGCTCTAATGCTCTTTCGCTATTCTCACGATCATCTTGTTCAAACATATTAGCTAACTTGTTAATACCCGGTACTGCATATTGACCTATTAAATTTTTTACACCTTTTAATTTTGATTTAGCTGTAACAGAATCGGGAGCCATGATATCTGGTTGATCATCTATAGGAGGACCAAACATATCTCTTTGTTCTTGTCTTCTTTTCTGAATAGCAGCTTGATCAGTAAAAGGATTATAGTTTGGATCTACTGGTTTATTAGCAACAGACATTGGTGGCGGCATGATATCCATACCGTCATCTTCTGTTAGAGTAGGTTTGAAAGCCAAAGGATTTTCATAACCCTCTTGAGCTTTATATAATCCACCATAAGCATTTTCTGTATCCACAGCTCCTACTGCTTTTTTTGATTTTTCAAATCTTTTTTCTTGGTCAATATTTTGATTAAGATTTTGATTCATAGCTTTTTTAGAAGCTCTTTTTTCACTCCAACTCATATCATCAAATGCTTGGTTTCTTTTATAAGCATCTGGTCCAATCTTAGCTATCTCAGCTCTTCTTTTTGTTGCTTCACGATCTTCTTTAAAATAATTTACATCAGTATTTTGTTGTTGAGATTGATCATATGAAACAGGTTCTTTAAGATCTTCAAAGTAACCTTTATTAGGATTCACTGTACCAAAAGTAATAGACTTAGGACCAAAAAATCTTGGAGCCATTCTACCTAATCTTCCATAATTAAGTTGTACACCTGTGAGAGGATCGTTAGCTGTAAGCTTTGATAACTTAGCCATATCAGCTTTACCAAATTCATACCCTCTACCAACATTACCAGGAAAGTAATTAAATCCATTAAGTCTATTATCTGGTCCAAAGCTTTGCATTGCTTGTTGAGACCATGATAGATTTTGAGTATTTTCAGCAGTTTTACCTTTTTGTCTAAGACTATTTATATAAGCTTCTTTAGCTTTTTTCTTTTCTATAGAGTAGGCTGCTGTTCTCCGAGCTTCTTCAGCTTCTTGTTGAGCCCAAGCAGCATCCCAATCACCACCAGATTGAGCTTTATACATACCCATTGCTTCTTGTGCACCGGCTCTTCTATTACTTAATGTTTGATCAATATAACCTGCAAGCATTTGATTAGCTCCGCGCATATTCTCTCTATCTAAAGCATGTTGATCATTATAACTATCAAGTTTAGCTTGAAGCATCTCTTGATTATATTGATTATCTAAGTTAGGTGCACCATATGCATTATAACCATAACTCATTCCTGGACCACCACCCATTTGATATCCTTGATAAGCTTGATCAACTTCTTGAGTAGCTTGTTGTGTAACCTGGTTTGCTATATCGCGTTCATCTTGATTGAACTTATTAATCACATTGCTTTGAATAGCATTGTAAAAATCAGCTTGTTGTTTCTTAATCAAATTTTGATTACCTCCTTGACTAGTAACTCCACCAGACTTCTTTTGGTATTTAGAAAACACATCATTAATAGTACTAGAATAATCTATTCCACCAAAATTCATTTGAGGATAGCTTCCATCATTAATAAATCCTCCACCATCTTGTTGATAGTTAGGGTAGATTTCATTATCTTTTTTATAAAACTTTCCGGTATTGACTTTCCTTGCTGCTTTAATAGCTTGTCCTGTATTTTGCGCAGGTCCTGCTATCATCTTATTACCTTTAAAGTAAGCAGCAATGTTAGGATTGTAAGGACTAGTATGCATAGAATCAGTCTGAGCAATATCACTTCCTTTAATGTAAGGATTAAAGTTAAGAGGATTAGTTCCTGTAGGTTTAACATCGGAAGGAACACCTTGTTTAGTTCTTTTTTCTAAAGCTAATTGTTGTTGAGCTAACCATAAATCATTAGGATCACCACCACCTTGCATAGCAGGAAATGCTCCGTAGTTAAATGGACTAGCATTACCGCCATCTTCCATATAACCACCACAATTCATACAAGGCATATCATATTGATGAGGCCCACCAGGCAATCCACCATATTTTTGTTTTTTTCCTAGAATAGGAAGTACTGAACCTCTTACTTTAGTATTAACTTGTTGATCTGTTACAGAACTATTATTTGTTGAAGTGCTAACTCCAGGAATTCCTGTATTAAGAAAAGAATTAGGATTATTGGCAAATTTTCCTTTTGATTGTACACCATAAGGATTAAAAGGAACTACAACTGGATTAACATTCTTTACAAAGCGGCTATCACCTTCACTGTTTATATATTCATTATTACCTAACGACTTTAAGTTAGCATTTGCTATTTGTTGATCACTAAGATTATCTTGTCCTGTAAGAACCATGTTAGTACTATCAAATCCTGGAGTTTGTATTCCATCTTGAGCTGGATAAATTGGACCACCATAATAAGGAGTTCCACCATGTGCCATTGTTATACCAGCACCAAAAGGAAAGCCTTGAATAAAAGGAGAACCACCATAGGCCATTTCTTGTTGAGACTGTTCCCAAGCCTCTCTAGTAGGATACATGCTGTAGAACTCTTGCTCTGACATGCCATTTAAAATCTCATCTTTGGTCATAGTACAAATATATTAAAATTAATGTAAATTATCAAGCCAGCCACCTGTTTTAAAGTTAGTTGGAGTAATTGCTGGCCCTGGATAATTTCTCATATTCTCACTTACTCCTTTTTTTATACCCTTAGCTGTCTTATTGATAGACTTGTTTATAGACTTACTAATATTTTTCTTAAGACCTTTTGCCATTTTTACACCTGGTAAAGCAAATACTGCATCTATACCCATACCTAAAGTATTAAGTCCGGCTTCTTGCCAACCTTCAGGACCTTCTTTACCCATAGCTTTCATACCTAAACCTTGTGCAGTTTTTGCCATGTCTTTGTAAGTCTGTGGGTTAACTGCTGCTTTTCCTGTGTTGTAAATCATCTCAGCATAAGTGACAGGGTTAACAAACTGAGGTGCTATATCTAATGCACTTGTTGGACCTTGTGTAAAATTATCAGGAATTGATCCATGTTGATACATGTGACCGGCAGCAGTAAAAGGATTCATCATAATATCCCAAGCTTTGCTACCTTTTCCTTGTGCTTGTTTTTGTTGTAAGACATCTGGTTGTCTTTCTTGAGCAGCCATCATACTATACCAAGCTAAGTCATCAGCTGTTGGTTGTCTATTTGGTTTTTTAATATTTACTATAGGCTTTCTTACAAAAGTGCTTTCACTAATATTGTTTCCACCTTTTTGTTTTATGTTTAGATAGTTTTGTATTTGAGGTGCCCAATCATCACTATCCTTTGACATATAATCATGAGCAGCAACAGCAGCAGTACCTCTTACACCCCACTTCCAAGCATTTTCTAATCCTGATTGTAACTTTGCATTTTTTAAACCTTCTTCTAGATTTTCTGGATCTAGCCTTTTATAATTATCACTAAACCATTTTTTTCTATAAACATTTAAGTCTTCTAGTGGAATGTTTTTAATAAGCTCTCCTGTTTTAGGATTTATAGGTGCTACTCCTAAATTATCTGTTCCAGCAACTCTTGATGTCCAGTTATATTTTGGATTATGAGGATCTACCTCTACTGCATAAATACCTTTATAATTTTCATTAGGTTTTTTACCCATTCCAAAAAATGGTGTATCTGCATATAAACCAGATCTCATTTTCATGGGAGCAGGAGCTTGTGCACCTTTTTTTCTAATAAGATCTTGTAAGCCAGCAACATTACCTATTTTTCTATAACCCATATTTTTACCTTTTTTACTTAACATTTCTGTTTTGGTAAGTAGTGTTAAAGGTCTAGTTATAATTTTACCAAGTTGAGCTTTGTCTAACCAACCTCCATCTTTTTCTTCTTGTAAAGCAGCAGCACCTATTCCAATAGGAGCAAGAGCTGGCAAATGTTTAAATGTCTTAACAAGCTTTTTATAGTTAATGTTAAAGTTAGGATCCATGAACTGAGCTATTCTGTTACTAGGATTTTCTTTAATAAAGTTTCTTACAATATCTTCAGTAATAGGTGATAGTTCATTTTCTATATGACCTTTATCAATCATAGCTTGTCTCATCTCTCTTAAATGAGGAACTCTTTCTGCACCATGTTCTATATCATAACCTATTTTTGATATACCTTGATCTGGATATTCAGAGTGGTAGTAATGAAGTATTTTCTTTTCTTCTGGTGTAAGTAATTTTTTATCCTTAGCTCTAAGTCTAAGCATACCAGCAGCTTGTTTATCTAAAAGAGTAGGTTTAGATGTAGCTCTAGGAGGCAGTGGAATATCCATGTTCTTTACAAAGTCTGACATGTTTCTTACAGCCATAGGATCTAAACTAGATGTATTACTTTGTAAACCTTTTCTAATAGTATAGTCTTCAAGATCTTTTTTATACTTAGCATATTTTTGTTGAAACTCAGCAGAACCTAGATCTATATTTTGTTGTATTTTATGACCTAACTCATGTTCATAAGCTTGCATTGGTGTCATACCAAGCTTTTTAGACAACTTTTTTGCTTGTCTCATGTCTATGTTTATATGATCAAATACTGTATCATAATGACTTCCAATGTTAGGTACAAAAGATAGATCAACCTGGTTAGGTCTTTGCAAAAATTTTATAGCAGAAGGACTTGCTCCAATATCTTCTAGTTTTTTTACAACTTCAGGTTTTTGAAAATACTCATGCTGTTTAGCAGCTTTGTTTTTTATTTGCTTTATGTCTTTTCTAAACTGAATAGGTGTTACTATTTTTTTGTCAACATTATGAGCTACATCTTTAGCTAAGCTTTTTGTTACATCAATAACTTTTTCAAGTTTTGTTCTTGGTTTTATAGCTTCTACATGAGTCCAACTTCCGTGAGGTGATGCAGACTTAGCAACTTTTAATGCAGCCTTTGCACCTTTCTTTAGAAGAGCTCCTAGCTGAGCTTTAGGAAGATCTCCACCATCTTGATACTTAGATTTTGGATCATAAATATTCTTACCACCTGGTCCAAATATATCACGGTTTCTTAAGAAGAGCTTATTAATAGAAGACTGGATATTCTTAGATGTTCCTGATCTCTTACTTCTAGATTTCATTAGAGGATTAACCATACCACCTCTTCTGTATTCTTCATCTAGTTCATCTAGCCAGCCACCATATTGTTTAGTTGTTAATTGATCTTCTTTGTTACTTTTAAGATATTTCATCAACTCTTTTTCTTGAGCTAAAAGTTTTTTCTCATTAGCAAGTTTATTTTGATAATCAGGATCTCCAGGATTATACTTATGAAGCTCCTTGTTCTTTATCTTCTTTGCTACAAAATCTAAAGCATTATCTTTAGATTTTATTTTTTCTTGTTCTTGTCTGTACTTTAAATACTCATCTACATCCTCTTGAGTAAATATTTGAGTTTTTTTGCTTTCATCTTCAGGACGGTAGTTCCATCCACTTTTATTTTTTACCAACTTTAGTCCTGGATGTTTCTTTTTTCCAAAGTAGTTATAAAAATTACCATCATTTGCCTCAGAATTTGCCCAGGCACTAAATACTTCTGTTAAATCATTCTCTCGTCTCACACTACTTGGGTCACCATAAGGTTGTCCAAAAGTAGATTCTCTACCAGCAATTGATAATATATCTAAAGGATCAACACCGTATTGTTTAGCTTTTTTTACAACCTCATCTATAAGACCTGTATCAATCTTACCAAGATTATATCTGCCTTGTGTAAGTTTTATTTTTTTGCCACTTGGAATATAATATTGGTTTTCTTTACTTTTATCATAATAAACATCATCTAGCCTATCTAGTTTTGTAAAAGCTTTTATTTCAGGGTCTTTTAAGAATTCTGATCCTAATATCTCATTCTCCCATTCTCCTCTCCTTTGATATAGATCTTCGGCTGATTCTAAATCATTTCTATCACTATGCCATTTATAATCCAGGTAATCCTTATAATCTACAGCAGGACTAGATCTTTTTCCTTTAAAATCTTTAAAAGTTCTTAAAGGAGGTAGTTGATAAGAATAAGGAGTAACATTTTGCTGTATAAACTCTTGTGATATTTTAGGATTAAAAGATGGGCTAGCAACAGGTATAGAGTTTTCAGCAACTGGTCCAGGTCTTTGAAAGTTTTCATCCCAGCCGCCTCCTTGATATTTGTCTAGGTCATCTAACCATCCACCTTCTTGCATGTGAGTATGAGTCTTACTATGTATACCACCAAAAGGTTTTTTGTAAGGTTCTTCTCTTATTACTTTTCCTGCCTCATCATAGTACTTCATCACTGCACCATAAGGACTACTGAAATCAACTTGTCTGTGATGATAATCTTTCTTAGAAGCTTCTGTTTTCTTAGGTTGTTCTTTGACAGCTTCTGGTACAGGTTCTTGATATACATTATGTATTACTGGTTTTTTATATACCGGTACCGCAAAATCAGAATAAGTATAACCAAGAGGTTTAATTTTTCTTTTAAGACTTGCTTCTACTTCTTTTCTAGTATTATTACTACCTATTGGTATTTTATTATTATTAATGTCTTTTGTAAAACCAGAAGGATTATACTTAATTTTATAATCTTCCCAATATTTAGGATTTGCTGGAAATTCATAATTATCTGAAAATCCATAGTTACCTCTTACTAATTGATTAGATAAATTATAAAGATTTAAACTATCTGTTTCAGCTTTGTATGCTTTATCAAATAATGCTTTATCTGTATAAATTTTAGTGCCCCCTTTTTGATAATGACTTTCTATGTTAGGTAGAGAAGGATTTCCGCCATAAGCTTGCTTGCTTTTAATCTTTCTTACTTTGTTGTAATAGTCATCCCAAGCTTCTCCTAAAACTTCATTGGTAATATCTTCATTATCCCAACCCCAATCAGCTCCACTCTTAGCAAGAGACCCTCTGCTTTTAGAACCATAGCCACCTACATTTTTCATAAAAGATACAATATTCTTAGGATCCCATCTTGAATCCATAAGATATTGATAAACATCAACTATGTGTTGTTTTCTTCTGTTAGGATCATCAATATACTTACCCCACTTAAGATGAGCTATAGGATCTTCTTGATTTTCAAATCCTTCTTGAGCCATAGGTATTCCACCATAAGCTAGTTTAGCTGTACCTCCACATTTATGACATGTTGCAATATCTTTACCACCATCTGCAGCTTTCCAAGACCAACCACAACTAGGACAAGTGAGAGTCTTGTTTAAAAGTCCACCACCATATTTTTTAACAGGCATTCCTGTAGCTTTTTTATATCCTTCAGAAGATATATAATCTGCATATTGATTAGGAACTTTTATAGCTTCATTGTTAGGATTATAAATATCAGGATACATATAAGCTTGTCCAGAATCATCTTCACCCCAAGACATTTTATGACTCATTCTATTTCCAAAATCTTCTGTATCTAATCCTGTAAACATATTAGAATCAGGATAAGCTCCTACATCATAAGCTCTTTTAACAAAGTCTTTATCTCTGTTTCTATTCATTAATACTTTAGATATAAGATCTGCTTCATAAGTATTAAATTGTTCACCATATTGAGCTGTTTGTATTTGAGGATACTCAGTAACATACTGTCCTGGAAAAGTATAGTCTTCACCAGGTTGCATCATCTGTTCATTACCTTGATCATCTCTTGCATACAAAGGTTGATTGATACCTTTCATTGTTATATGAGTACCAAAAGCATCACCAGGTATTCTAGTTACTTGACCAGGGTGTGCATATTGACCATCATCTCCATAGAATACATCTTTATTGAAAGGGTTCTTTCTATAAGGAGAAGGTTCCCCGTTTGTGTATTCATTCTTAGGTACTTTGTTCTGCTTCATTATCTTGGTGAATAAAGGTTCTTAACATTTGCTATCATCACTAGCATCTTCTTATCTCCGGATACTTTTCTTCTTAATAAAACAGAGACAGTGTAGTGTCTGAATTTTTTTCTTTGAAAAGGATCTTTACTATAATTTAAGTTACTAGGATTCAGAGTTCTAATATAACCATTTGGTTTGGTATCCCAAATAGGTCTTTGAGCAAATCCTGGAATAGCTGGATTGAAGAATTCTCCTCTATCATCTGTAATATCCCAGAACTGATTAAATCTGTATTTGTTCTCTTTCTTAGTAAATAGGATCTGAATATCAGTTGGGCCTACAACAGGATAGTTTAATAAACCAAATGGATTATTCAGTGGGCTAAGATTTAACTTAAGTAAACCTGAGACCTGCTCCGTGTTGTAAATAACAGCTTCATCAAAGTTGAAATCTAATACATGGAATCTATCATAACAATTCTCCGCGTACTTATAAACCTCCATGATGTACTCAATACTTCTTAGAGTATTAATTTGCTGTCCACTGTTAACTATGAACTCTACTTCAAAAGGATAATTCTTACCATAGTAATTAGCATAAAGATCACATCTTGTATTGTGTATCCATATACCTTTCTTATCTGTAGGATTAACTGTCATGAAAGTATTCTTACCCGGCATGTTTAATGTTGGGTGCCAATCATGTTGACTTAACCAACCTCCAGTTTTAGGATCATAACTTATTGTCCAACTAGCATCTTCAAAGAATAAAGGATTACCAAGTATAACAGGAGCGCCTGTTTCAACTACTTTAAATTTATTTGATCCAACATAAGTAAGAGTCTCAGTTATATCTTTTCTTAAAATATAATCTTTTTTACAGAAATAAATTAAGCCATTTTGATTATCATAAATAGATTGACATCCTACACCTATTACAGGATTATCTATTAGTGCAAAATCAGGAAAATCTTCTATGATCTTATAAGGTAAATATTTTGCAAACCACCACTTAAGATTAATATTAGAAACTTCCTTGATACCATCAGCAAGACTAAATACTTTACCTTGGTTTTGACTCATCCAGAATAAACCAGCTGGTGTATTAATAACACTTAATCTATTTTGACAACTAGCATACTCATGAGATGCATCAACATTAATAAGAGCTTGTAGAGGTTGAGTAAATAATCCACCATCACCAATAGTAAGCTTGGTACCTAAGTCTGTTTGTAATTGATCAGTGCCTTGAAATTGAACAGGACTAGCTGCATCAAAGAATATCATAGCACCACTTTTATTTACAGGCTTTATACAAGTAACAATATTAAGAAAATCTTGATAGTTATTAGGTAAGAAGATTTTCCATCCATCTCTTAATCCTTCAAACTGAGCTGGTAAAGAATAGATAACTCTTTTAGGTTGATACAGAAAACAAGTCTCTGCTATATAAGGATTATAACTTGGTGATTGAGTTGATGCCCAAGATGCATAGTTAATAAATAACTTAGCTATACTTAATGACTCATCATACTTATAATAATTACCTACTTTAATAATATCAGTTGTTGTTAGATCTTTTGAGTTTCCTCCAAAGTAAGGATTGTAAAATCTTTCAGCTTGTAGCTCTCCGCGCTCACGCTGTGCTAGATTTATCTCACTCTCTACAAAGAAGTCTCTGATACCAGAATTAAATAAATAGAACCAACCTCTCTTATCAAATCTAAAATTATCTTTAATATTAGTAACCCATGGTCCAGAATTACCAGGACCATCTAATGCATAATAATCTCTAGGAGTAATTATTGTTCCCGGATTACCTATATTAGGCCAGTTAACAGGATTAATTAAAAATGCTGTAAAAGATGTTGTAAAATCACTAGTCTGAAACTTATTAAAATTAGCCCAATACTTAGGATATGGAATCATATTGTGCTGCTGGTAATTAAATTGTGCACCTTCTGGTTCTCCATATAACCAATCATAAAAGAATTGAAAGTTATTCTTTTCTGTATATCTATTTACATAAGTATCTCCACCAAATAAAGACTTTGTAAAGTTACCTTTTCCAGGAACAATTTGTTTAGTTACTTTATTAATTGTAACCGGTACATAACAATTATCAATAGGAACTTGTACTATTCTATTAAGTTGTCCATATTGATTATCTATTCTTACTTTTAAAGCAGCATAATAAGATGAACATATTTGACCATTATTTTTAGTTTGAGATCCTGTAATTTCTTTTGAACATAAATCTTCTATAGTATATATAGGATTATTAAATATATTAACATCCCAAAAACCAGGAGCAGTTAAGCCTGCCGCATCATATCTAGTTTTATCAATAACTGGTGGCGGAGCTATATCTACACCAAAGGATTTTCCCATCTCTAAGACAACAGTTCTTTGTCTATATAAATTATTAACAACTACTCCTGGTTGATAATCTAGTATTTCAGGATCAATATATTGTTGAGAAGCTAAAGTAGTTCTAAAAACAGTAGGTTTTAAATCTGTCTTATTATAAAAACCATGTGAATGATATCTTACAGCATAATCTCTATATCTTAAAATAGCTAAAATCAATCTTATAAAACTATCAGTACCATCACTAAAGTAATTTAAGAATGTAGGAAGTGCTACAACTGTATTTAAAAAACTTGGAATTCTATTTTGTTGACCATCCTTGTAAGATATATTAGTAGTACCGTATGCCCAAGAGCCACCCGCATTAAAGATAGCCGCATCATTATTCATTAAACCAGCTTGAGTTTTTAAACTATCAGCCGGACCTCCTGAACCAGTAGTAGCACCTATAAGATTGCTCAAACCCACTGTGCCCGCATATGCATTAAAGAATCCAAGTTGCGTTATTAAAGGACCTTGTATTAGAAGTGTATCCCAAAAGTCAGGATCTGGTCCAGAAGCAAAACCGGCTTTAATAGGTGCAGAATTTGTAACATCACCAGTAGTATTCTCATTTACATTTGTGGTTGCACCCGTAGTTTGAGTTAATGTTCCAGCATTCGGCATTGCTGGGCCATAGGTTTGTATGCCACCTGGTTGTAAAGTATTAGTTCCCCCATGGTCTAAATCATAATCAGCTGTCTTAGAATACAACTCTCTATAAGAAAATCCTTGATAATTTGGTACATTAGTATTAGTTGTTCTTTCACCATTTAAGTTTAAAGCAGCAATTCCTAAACCACCTATAGCAGATACTAAAAATACATAATCTGTCATAAGCTTTTCTCTAGGATGCTTCTCAGATAATTCAAATTTACCAGTAACATCACCATGAATATTTTGATATATTCTAAGTTCTTTAGCTGATAAAAAAGGATCTTTAAAATTAGTATCTGGTGAATGAAAAGTTACATAGTTTGGACTAAACTGCAAACTACCAAAACCTCCTGGAAAGGGTGTATCTCCTTGAACACCACCACCATTACCTAGTGGATTAAAGGAAGATGATGTAAATGTTTTAGTAGTACTTAAGAATGGATCAGCCTCAAGATCATTATAAGGATAGTTAGGCATGTAGTGACTCTTAGTACTTCCTGGTACAGTATACTCATGCATGTTATTAATCATACCCTTAGCAATAATAGTCTTGTTACCATTACGCGTGCCTCTCAATATTCTATATCCAATAATTCCAGGAATAAGATTACCTGAGTTATCTCTAGGAGCTCTGATATTCTCAAACTTAACTCCCATGATTCTTATTGTGGTGCCCAAGCCTGCATTGTATCGGTTAGTCTCAGCAGTAAGATTGTCTTCAGGAAACTTATGATGTCTAATAGGAGTCCCACATAAATTGTATGAAGCATTTCCTGCAACAGTTCCCGGATAAGGAATTGGAGGAATAGGTTCTGTACAATTTGGTATAAGATTAGGAGTTAATGATGACCAACATTGTGAATCAGCATTCCATATTTGAGGTGTTTTATCTGGATAGAATTCAGTTGATTCCCAGTATCCCATATAACCTTCTCCTATAAGAACTCCACCATCGGATTGAGGTACAGGAGCTATAGGAATAGCTGTTGCTGTATTTTCTACTTGCCAATTAAGAGTATCTCCGGTAAAAGCATTTAAAACATTAGCTGGTGTAATATCATTAGGAAAAGCCGGTCTACCTGGGATATGATATGAAGCAGACTTATCACCTGTATCATAAATCCACTGGATGAAAAATGCATATACTTCATCGCGCATGTAGTTAGTTTTATTACCACCTTTTGCATAATAGTCTCCGGAATATTCTACAGATTGCCACTTAGCTACTATCTGATTAGCTAAGGGTTGATAATTAAAGTCTTGTTTGTTTGTTGGTCCTACGCGTATTAAGTAATCACCTACTGCATACATAGCATCTGACTTATCTACAATAGGAGTCATGATTGGAAGTTGCTCCACAGGAACAGCCGGCCAAGCATCATTAATAATATCAAAGCTTAATCTTGTTTGACGTGTGCTGTATATACCAGCATCTCTACCAACAGCTTGTTGATTAACTACTGAGATAAGAGTAACTAGAATCTCATCAAAATCTAGATCAATGCTATCTATAAAGACATCAAGTGATCCTGATGAATTTCCTTGGGTCCATAGAGATTGCACATTTGATACATACCAGTCACTTATTTTTTGGCCTTTGATAGCATACGCCATAGCAACCAGGTAAGAACCATTTAAAAGATTCCCACCAGATACACCATTAGCTACTCTAGGACAAATAGGACTCATAAATTGAGCAAGTCTTAACTTATCACAATCTAGAACCGGAGTGTTGGTACAGATGATACATCCACCAGGAGCTGGACCATTTGAATCAACACAGTTCTGTACCCAAGGAATAGGACTGTTAGGATTGTTAGTTCCTGGAGGCGCTGGAGGAGGAAGAAAAGGAAGATTGTTAAGAGGATTATCTACATCAATCTCAAGTACTCTAGATGGATTAAGACCATCATCCCAATATAATTTGTATGTACAAGTACTTGTAGCACGGCTAACACCTATGATCAGGTTCTCCGGTTTAAAATTAAGACAGGCTGCATTAACAACAACACTGTATGCAGGGTTCTTTATAGGATCTGGAACACCACAATTACTTTCTACAAACAGACCAATTTCAGAATTAACACTGTCTGTAGAAAACACAGCCCATTTATCTTCTATAATATGAATGAACCCAATTATAGGATACTTTAAATCTGTTGTCAGACATAATAAGTTTGCGGGTTCATTACCTAATTTACCTAAATCACCGGTGATAGAATTGTTTATAGCATTTCTAGCTCCGCTCCATTCATTGGTGGGCAAGTGAAAATCATTAACATCTTTGTTAAGTGATTTATCAAAACTCTTTGAGTCATTGCTGCTAGTACTGTTATTTTGCTCTGCCATTAGAATCTATTCATTTGACCATTAACATTAGGATTACTTTGTTGGTTCCACGGATAAGACTTAAAAGCCTCATAGTATTTACCATACTGAGCTTTTCTGTTAGTCCACCACATCTCACGCATCTCTGCAAAATTGGGAGTGTGCACAAGAGCATTAGCTGCACTTTTTGCTACACGTAATCTTGCTTCAACTAATTGTAACTTCTGACCTACAGGCTCATCATTCATAATTAAGTTCTCTAGAATCCGTTGCTTAATAGCATATTCATAATACTCATTAAGTAAATCATGATCCGGAACTAATAAGTTTCCATTATCATCTTCTAATTGACCTTGGTAACTAATATAAATATTAGCTGTTTCTAAATTAGTAAATAAGAAATCACCTTGAATCCAAGCATGATCTGCAGACTTTACATAAAGATTAGGACAATCACAAGCAATAGTTTCATTATTTGTAATAAGTCTTAATGGCCACATCCTTCTATAAGTACGCGTTGTACCATGAACAATCTGCACTAATTCAAAGCTCTCACCTTTACAGTTTAACTCAAGTCTAGGAGTTTTACAATAACTCTGATCATCCGGTAAAGCAGGACATGCTGCAGGAAGTTGTTGACAAGTACAAGTATTACAAGGAATACCACAGGTCTGACAGTTAACAGTACCATCTGTACAAGAGTTGATAACAGCTGGACCAATTGATTTATAAGTAGGAATTCCTACAGGTCTCTCTTCTATAAAAGTGCCTTGGCTTACGGGCTCGTGCACAGTTACATTATCACAAACTAATGCATAATTCAATACATAAAAGTCTGTGGGTAATCTTACTTTTCCTTTTTTTACTTCTAATAAAGTTTCTTTTGTACCCATGATTCTTAATCCAAGATCATAGTTAACTCTTTTAGCAACTTTAATCAATTGCTGAGGTTCAATATAATTAGTTAAATCATATTGAGTAAGATCTATTCTGGCAGCATCAAGAAGCTGGTCAAATGTTCTGTATCTAAGGGTATAGTTATAACTCATGGATTTAAGATCTTAAAGGATTCATTTTATCGTCTTGTGTCTCTGTTGGTGTTTGCAACATAAATGCAAGATCTTTCAAAACTAATTGTTCTACTTCAGCAAATATAAATTCTGGAACTGCTAATCTATCATCCTGTCTTGGTGCACACGGATCTTGATCACAGTGAAACTTCTTTGTAGATGATGTAAATATACCATCTACTCTTACACCTTCCCACTCAATATTTGGAAAATATAAATGTCCTTCTAGATACCAGTAGTACTTAGTTTTATTATATTTGAAAGTAGGTTGGCCAGTCATGTATACATAAGTACTTGGATTTGTATTATTCATGATAATAGAACCATCTAAAGAAGTAACTGTTCTAATTAATGGTCCTTCAGATCCTTCCATAGGTTCTGGTATATGTTCTTTAGTTCTCATTATAGTACAGTTGGTTTTCACACCTGCACAACACGCGTCAATAGTACTTACTTCAATAAGATCTACACAAGGTATTTTCTCAAATAAGCTTTGGATACGCATGATCTTATTCTCATTGTCCAACTTGCGGACAATATAATTAGCATGTTTAATAAGAAGACTGTATATAAATCTATCTGTAAGAAAGGCATCTTCTTTTACACCTTTGATTGTATTACGAACTCTTGAGATAGCTTCACCTATTGTTGTCATTGTATACTAGTTTAAATCAAATTCATTATATGAAGAATCAGCTATAAAAGTTTCTCCAATCTTTCTAAAGTAATCATTCTTTCTAGCTCTTTTCATGTAGTTAGCAATATTTTTTCCGCTCTCAACTTGTACATAAAGTTTCCAGTTTACAGGATATACTTTAGCTACACTTCTTTTAAAATCTCTTGTTGCTTTAAAAGTCCACATCTCTCTATTTTTAAATCTATACTTAGTAGAAAAATTTGTATAAAATATTTTTGCTAAATAATTATCAGATTCAAAATTGTTATGTCTAGTTTTAAACTTATTCTTTATAGAATTAGCTACATCAATATTAAATTTTTTAGCTGAAAAACAAGTTCCAATAAATATATAACCCAATCCTTCTAATAGCTCTATACCATCTCTATTAAGAAGAGTATGATCCCACAACTTTCCATGAAAAGTAGATAGAATAAGATTAATCTCATGATTAGTTAAGTCTTTATATTGAGGATGCTTTTCTTTAAACTCTTTTAAAAAGCTAGCATTCACTATTTTATGTGCTCCGGGTCTACATCTTGGAGCGGTTAAGTCTGGCTTTTTAAACTCTTTTATCATAGCTAAATTTACATCTTTTTTTTCAAGTAGCAAAAACCCCAGTATAATTTAACCGGGGTTCTCACCTATTAGTCATGTTGAACCAACAAATCATGACATTTTAATATTATGGACAAGGTATACCTTGTGTAATTATACCACTAACAGTCGGAGTTAAATACAGATTAATAGATCCGGTAACCATACAAGCTGTTAAAGTATAAGACACACTACCTGTTAAGTCTATTCTGATAAGTTCTTTTGTTGCACAATCTATGTAATAAATAGAAGATCCATCTAATTCACTAGGCATAATACCAGGCATAATTGTAATAGTGTATTGTTCACAATCAGTACAACATCCATCAAAAAGTGTCATCTCATAACCTAAAGGAAGATTTGGAATTAATCCAGTAGCACATACATATACAGAAGTAGCAGCAGTAATAGGTCCTACCTCTGGTCTTGGTGTACCATTACAATCTAAACCCATTGTAGCTGCAGAAATTACTCCACAAGGTTGATTAAGTGGAGGACTTGTACAAGTAATAGAATACATACTACAAGTTGGAGTTGGTGTAAAAGTAGTTGACCAAGGTACTTGGCCTACAGAAGAATTCTCAGGATTACAAGTTGCTTGAATATATCCCTCAAAGCATATTGGTGTACAACTTTCTGGATCTACCATTATAGAAATAGTAGCACTACACACATTGCCGCCTCCTACACATGATACTACATTAGTACATACATAAGAACCTACATTACATTGTCTCCAACATATTCTATGCGCGCCTGCATAATTGGCTGTGAAATTTACTGTTATTGTTGCTGGTGTTAACATATTTATTAGTTTAAGATATTACACATGGTATATAACATAGACAGCCATCTTCTGCGGCAACTACATATTCTTTATATTTTAATAATCCTGATATGATTGTACCTTCTGGACGGCAATCTACAACAAAACCTTTATTAAGAATTGCAGCAATGATTAATGCTTTTTGTAAAGGTGTAACAGCTGTAGGTAATCCATTTAAGAAAGTTGCAAGAATACAAAGTTCTGTACTAAGGTTGATTGTAGATTCTTCTACTACACCTAGTATTTTAAAGATTGCATCGCGTGATGTGCCTAATGCTATTTTTAAGCTTTCACTACATTCACTAAAATTAGTTCCACAACAATTAGTTGGAGGAGGTACAGCTTTAAAAGCAGCAGCTAATGTAGGTGATCCTGGAGCAAGTACAGTAGTAAGAGCTGTTAATGATGCATCTACTTCAATACAACATACAGGAGGACAAGTATTAATATCATAAAAATCATTATAATATGTAGCAAATACCGGAGCAGATGCTAATACATATCTATGAGTATCTGTACAATCAGGGCAACAGAAATTACAATTAGTTATTAACTCACCATTGTCAAGAAACTCATTTATTGATTCAACAAGAGTTTCTACATTTAGTACATTACCTGATGGTTGTTCACTCATAACATAATCAAGCATATAAGATAAAGGATTTACACAAAGTAATTCCTTAGTCTTAAAATGGTAAATAGGGCAAGCATTTACACTGCCTGCATTATTTCCTGGTATCACTTTCCAATAATAATCTGTATTGGGAACTAAAGGATAAGGATGTGTATAGGCAGTGCTAATTTGGCCGGCAGCCACCAAAGGAGGAGTAGTAGGATTTGTTCCAAAATACACATCATAATATGTAGCACCAGGAACAATATTCCAACTCATGATTTGATTGACCGGTACTTGTAAAGCATCATTAGCCGGGATATTTATTATAGTACAATTTAAACACAATAAAGGTTGTAATAGAGAAGTCATATTTGTTATAACCTCTTCTACAGTATTTCCTGTTTCAATACTAAAACAAGGAATATCTTCTCCTGTATATATAACACACTTGCTATCAAAAGTCTCATTACATGGACTAGGATCTGGGCAAGGTGGTAGATCTGATGGACAATAGTTAGGTGTTGTAAGACCCTGAGGTATACAATCACAATCACAAGTTCCACATTTTGAACAATTAGTAGTCATTTCTTTTTATTTTAAATTAATGTATTTACTGCAGTAAATGGACAAGTTGTGATTATACCATTTATATTTATTAATATTCTAAGTCTGTAAGCTGTATTTGCAGTTAATGTTGCAAATACACTAGTTATTGTACCAACAGCTGTCGAAGTAAATGATTGACTACTAGTAGGTGCTACAGCTCCTGGAGCCCATAATTCAGCAGTGTAAATCTTGTTACCGGTATCTGTAAGAAATGAAAACTCAATACTTGTGCTTGTAGGTACATAGGTAACTGCAGGACAAGATGCTTGATTACTTATAAGATATTGAAGAATTGATTTGCATTCAGATCCTGATGTATTATTTGTAAAACTAGGTTCAGCTGTAATAGCTAAATTACCTGCTGGATTAATTCTTGTTCCTGTAATAGAAATAGCAAAACCTTCTGGATTATTTATAACAGTAGGTATATTAATATTAACAACTAATACATTACCGTACATATCAGTTATTGTAAAAGGTGTACCGCCAGGTATAGTATTTGTAAAGCTTGAAGGAATAACTCCTGTCATAAACAAAGTTATTGTATCAGTAGCATATGTTGCAATAAGACTTATAGAAATTGATCTACACTCGCTAGGAATATAATTAGTTATTAAGTTCTGTAAAGCAAGACGCATATCAAGAACAGTTTGCCAAATATTACCAACACTATCAGCTTGATTTACAACAGTAGTATTCCATCCTGGTAAAGATGCCATAGTAGCATTTGGTACAGATAAACTAGCAGCTGTATTAAGACTGCCTGATTGCTTAGCAATGTTAGTATAAATTTCATTTGGTGTTCCTGTAGCAGTTTCTAACTGATAAAAAGCAGTTTGAAGATTTTGAGTAGCTTCTGATAAAGACATTTGATCTCCATCACTATTTGTAATAAGAGGTAATGTAAATACTGGAGCTGGCGCATCTTCCAAAGCTTGTATTCTTAAAGTATGATCTAACAACTGTTCTTGTATTGCAGTTGTAGAATTAACTAAAATAGATACTTTATTTCCAATAGCTTGAACATAATCACTAACTAACATAGTAGTAACTAGATCACCTAAACTATTAGTATACTGAAACTCTTTAGCAATAGGCACATACTGAGAATCAGAACTTCCAAGAACAGACTGAGCAGTAACTACTACAGGTGTTGGTGAACAAGGATCTGCACAACCAGAACAGGTTTGTATAAGACATACTTTGTTAATAAGTATGTTGATAAAATCTTTAAAATCTTGTGGTTGACATACTCCACTTGAAAAGCATTTTAAATCATAATTTGTTAAATCAAAGGTATCCATCAATTTACACAGCTCTAAAGCCATTTTGTATACAACTTCTGTAACGGAATCTCCCTTACATAAATTTATACATTCAATATCTGGCCCCTGCCATGTTACGCAGTTAGATGATATATTACTACATCCGGTCTTATCTATGTTTAAAGGTTTCATATTTTATTTATTGTTAAATATACTTATTATTTTATTATTTTAATTAATCATCTATGGTTCTACACATTGACCTGGCCCACATCCAAATGATGTAGGTGAATAAGACACGTTTGGATCACTTAAAATACTATTTTGAGAACAAATATAATATGTACCTCCAAAATATGGTGTATTAATAATAAGATTACCTAAACAATCTGTTATGGTAATAAAATGCTGATTACCATCAGACGGTACTGTTACTACATAACATATACAAGGTGGTCCACATTGACCATCAACACAAACATTTGCTGTAGCAGCTATTGTAACAAAATCTGCACAAGCTGGATCTAATAGAGGCATACTATAAGCACATATATAATTATCACCAATTACTAAAGTTCCACTTGCTGGCCGACCATTACAATCAGGATAAGTATAAGCACAAGATTCAGTAGCATGTAGTAAATAACATACACATACAGCAGGAATAGGACCACAGTAATCACTACAAGGTCCTGTATTTGTAACTATTAAACCATTAGCAACTACAGGAGGTGCAACAGAACAATTATATATAGTTACTAGAGGAGCAATTGTTCCTGCTTGTTCTACAGGATCTGGACCAGCTGGGCAAATAGCAGCAATACTAAATCCTAAAGTTGCAACTGTTGGATTATAGATTGACCAACATGAACATACTTGAAAAGGTGGAGGTGTACATAAAGGAGATACACCGCATAAACCACTGTCAGTAACAACAATACTTGATGGATTATTTATTGATACAGGCGCTGTAGAAGAACATATAGGATAAATACCTACTGCATCTATTACTTGTGTTTGAACTACACAGCAACAATCAATATAACTAATACTAACCGGTTCATCTAATACTTCTACAGAAAAGCAACGACATGCAGCAGGTTCACTAAGTACCTCAATTTCCACATCAATTAATACAGGCGCAGGACAAGGTAGATTAAAAACTACAGATACTATATTAGGAACTCCACAGAAAGGAAGCACTGTTACAAAAGCTTCTATAAAACAAGGAGCAGGACAACAGCATAAAGTTGACTTACAAAGATTAGGATCTTTAAGCATATCAAGATCTAACATTTGTTTCTTAATATCCCACTTATTGACATCCTCATCACAACATACGGTTATACCATATCTTGCAACAAGCATTTCATTATAAATTTGCTGTCCAAAAGTACAGTTAATTCTTTCTATATAATCTAAAGTATAACAACTATTAGGACTCTTCCAACCTGGTTTAATTTTTCTTAAATGTAAATCATAAGGTGGTGGAACTGGCGGAAGAGGAGGAAGACAAGCTTCACAATCTTCATAAAGCGTTATCTTGCCTGGTATAGCTAAATTAGAATCACAATTTAATGCAAGAGATACTTGCCAGCAAATATCACCACAACCTTCTATTTTAATAACTTGTCCTATATAATTTTCTAAATCATTACAAACAGTAACAGGATCTAAAGCATCATTACAATCAGTAAGAACATAACAAACTTGTAAACAATCTTCGCATGCTACATATTCTGTTGTAAAAACTCCTAAAAAATTTATAGCAACTTCTGAAGCAACTTCTTCTACAGTTACACAATAACAACCATTTGGCCAAGGAACTTGAGCTCCTGGACAATTACAAGAACCTTCAACAGGTGATGAAGCTACTACAGGGATAGGAGCAATGCAAGGATTTCCTACAGGAACACCTGTTACAATAAAACAAGATCCTGGATAACCATCAACCTTAATTATTTGCCATAAGCTGCTTGTTAGATTAGTATTAGTAACAATATCAGAAACTAATCTATTACAATCTTTTAAAATAAAACAAGTTGTAGAATATGTAGGATTGGTTATACAAGCTTTATAGGTTGATCCTATATACGCGGATAAGTCAGTATTAGTTAAAAAAGGTTCTACACCTGGTTCACAACTTGTTACTAAATAAGTAGCCGCGCATTCTACATAAGGAATGGTTTCAATTAAACTACAAACAAGTTTATCACCGCATGAATTAAGAGCATAACCGGGAGGACATGAATAACCAGAGGTTTCACCTGTTTGAAAAGTACCACTTATTCTTTTAGGAAAAGTACTAAATATTGTAGCTAACTGTACCTGAACAGATGTAGTATAAGTTTGAAGAGTTGCTGAAGTTACATTATATATTTCTGCAGCAAAAGCTGTATTACCTGCGGTATTATAACCTTCTAAGGTGATTATGTGAGTTCCTGCAGTAAGACTGATTTCAAATACATGCCAGTATCGAAAATCAAATAAGCCTATGTTAGCTATAGCAACCAATACACCATCAATTTTTATTCTTACAGCATCATCGCCACCAATACCTATACAATAAATACCAGTAGTTGGGATAGTAATGCATTCTGTAAAACCAATCCATTGTGATAAAGGATTAGGATTAACTGTAGTCCATACACCAACAGAGTTTAATCTTGATGCTGCACCAGGACCCCATACACCAATAATATTATTTACAGCTACTACATTTGTAGCAGAAGCATCTTGAAAACGATCTGGGCCGGTAACTGCAGTTAATGGAAAAGGTAAAGCTGAAATATTACCATAAAAGTTTGTTCCTAGTATTCCATAGAAGGCAGTATTTAAACTACCAGGACCTGTTGAATATATTACAGGATTTGCTACAGCTGGAATACTTGTTATCTTCTGACAAAACTCTCCTACTTTAGTATAGCCTGGAGGACACTCGCATGAATTACATTCTTCACAAGTTGTAAAACTAGCACTAGCATTATCAATAGTGATAGCTCCATTACAACTCTGTGAAATTTCTACATTATAACAATGACATTCTCCTAATGAATCACATATTTTAGCTACTTGTCCTACATACAGACTAAGATCATTATTTACTACTATAGGTACTGAAATTGCGGGAGCACATTCTGTAAGTAGATAACACTTTGGTAAACAGCTAAAGCAATCATTATATGGTGTATAACTTACAGCCGTTGACCAATCAATACTACCTACACAAGAAGCACCTGGTTGTGGTAATAATTGATAACAACCTGTAAGACATCCAGTAGGAGCCGTAAAACATAAAGAACCTACTGCTCCTGTTAAAGTACTAGGATTAGGTAAACCATTAGGATTAGGAACTGTATACTTAATTATAGGACCTAGCGCACCCGTCTGACAATTTTGAAAAACATAACAACTATTTGTACAAGCATTGCAATCATCATAAATATTATATACATAAGCTGATATAGCACCTCCACAAGTATTTGAAATTTGTACTTCCCAACAACCAGTAGTACATTCTACAGGTTCTGGACTAAGACATACTTTGCCAATACTTTGACCAACAAGTAAGCTTAAGTCAACTCCGTTTGCTGTAGGACTTGATAGTATAGCATATTGAATTCTAGTTTCACAATCAATTAATTTATAACATGTTTGATTACAAGGTGGACAAAGTACACAACCTAGAGTAACCGTTGCTGGTTCAACAACTGGACAAGGTCCGGCATTAAGACTTACTAAAAAGCAAGGACCTGCACAACCTCCATATTCAGTTAAATGAACAGCTTGTCCTATATAGGCAGCCAAGTTAGAATTTGTATTAAAAGGTAATATATTACCAGAACAATCAGCTAATGTATAACAAGGCAGAGGTATTCCACAAGCAGCGCAACCACTTACTCCGTAAGGGATGATACTGGTTACAAGTACTCCTGTACTAATATCACAAGGCTGAACATAAAGATCTGTTACTGTCCAGCAGTTATTTCCACCAGGCGCAATTACAGCAGGAGTTATTGCAATAACTGTATTTAAAGTAAGAGTTAAAGATGTATGAACTATAATTGTATCAGCAACTAAACAGTTAGTAAGCTCGTAACAAAAAAGATCACAAGTACATAGATTAACACATGTAACTTGAATATTAGGTAAGTTAGCCTCACACTCTGCTGGATCCTCAACACCAGTTACATTAAAACAATAACCTGGATATTCTTCTACTGCAATAGATAATCCTATATAAGGATTAAGATTGTTACTTACATAGATAGGAGGTATTGAATCATTACACTCTGTTAATTTATAACAATCATTAGGACTGGTGCATTCACAAGATGAGGCCTGAGTTGCATTGACATCAGGACTATTTGGTTGACAAATACATGGTGTTTCTATTAACTCTACAGTAAGACATATACCAGAATAAGGTGTAAGTTGAATTGTTTGTCCAACTAATCCTGCAAAACCAGGATCATTAGACCAAAGTATTGTTGTATTACCTGCTGTACATGAGGAGAGTTTATAGCATGCCATTTGTTTTAATTATTTAAGGTGCTTTATAAAATACATTTACATTAGTTGGTGCTGTGCTATTAGTTGGTTTTTGGACAGCGGTGCCCTTTATTTTTTTTTCATATTCTGCTATACAAGTTCCACATACAGATTTGCCATCACTAGCAACTCTTCTTTGACAACTACATCCCATGGATACTCCACAATTTAAACATGCACTCATTTTATGTTGGTTTTATTGGTTTAACAAGTTTTGCAGACTGCTCCGCATGATAATTTATCTAGCTGACTTACTGCATATTTATATAGTTCCATTCCTCCTTTTGGGTTATGGCAATCTTCTACATATGCTTTAGCAGCTTGTAATTGTTGTTGTATTAATCTTATTTTTTGTAACTTAAGCATTATAGTTTCTGAAGGCAAACAAGCCCCCATATCTAATTCACAATAGATCTGTCTAACCTTGTTTAAAGCACAAGTCATTCTTAAATGATTGTATTCTACATACACAAGATCTTTTGGTTCAACACTATATTTTACAATATATATTCCATCAGGAATGTCATAAAAAGTTGTACCACAATCTGCACTTTGAATACCTAAATCACATGCTGTTAGATTAGCATTAAATCCTGGATTAATTTGAGGAGGTGCAATATTTACAGGATGTATAAATCCCGGAAGCGTTATCTGCAATAAAGGACAAGTAACTTCTACATCAGGTGCATATACACTAGTATCTACTATTCTAAAAATACATTTATTGAGAGTGTCTGGAATTTCCAAACTTAATACGTGTCTAGCCATAATCTTACAAATATAAAAGAAAAAAAGGGAGGAAGCAAAGCAACCTCCCTTTAATCTTTATAGGTTAATAAATTCTTAGTTATTTACTGGTACACAAGGTGTGCAAGTATTTGCTTCAAATTCAACACAATCAGCACATGATGTTAACCAGTTTGTTAAGAATTGATTTAAAGCTGCATTAGGCGCAGTAGTAATAATCTCTAACATGTAACGGTCTGCATCAAACACACCAGTTGGGTTATTCCAACGTGGAACACTATGCAACAAGAAATATCTTGTGTATAATGCATTACGGTTAATAGCACTTGTCATGTCATAACCTTGAGTAATCTCACGGATACGTAGATCATTGTTAGCAAAGAAGTTTTGTAAGTATGATTCAGCTAAGATTAAGTCTTTTACAACTTGGTCACCAAAGCCCATACCTTGTAAACCTAAACAGTCATTGTACACACAGATGCCTTCAAATACACAAGGATCTCCAGTATAATCAACCATTGAAGCAATAATTTTAACAGGCTCTTTCTCAAAAAAGTCAGTGATTTGAAAAGTACAATCTCCAAATACAGTACCAACAAAGGCACCAAATAAACGAAGACCTGCACATTGACCAGCAGTATGACCCGGAGATACATAAGCAGTCCACCACTGAGCTGGTAATACAGCAGCATTTGTAATAGGATCAACAGTTGTTCCTGGAGCATACCAAGCAACACCTAATTCATCAAATACAACAGGTAATATAAACGGTTTTAAGTAGTTATTAATAAGTACTTTTTCAGCCCAAGAGATCATCACTAAAGTCGAATCTACAACAGTAGGTGTAGGACCAGCACAACATCCTGTATAAGCATCAAGAGTTTGGTAAGCATTGTGATTTAAAGCACGTAATGCAGGAGAACCTTTAACATCAATACGTAAGTAATAAGTCTCACCACATAAGAACTGGAAGCAGCATTGTGCATCTGTAGTTCCGCCTTGGAATCCATTTGGATTTAAAGCAGGTCCTGTAGAAACTGAAGCAACAGTTACTGTAGCATCATTGTTTCCACCAACTAAAGTAAGAACATCAGCAACAGTGTATCCTGTACCTGCATTATATAATACAGCACCAGTAACAATACCAGCAGCTACAGTTATAGTAAATTTAGCACCAACTCCTGTACCACCTGTAACATTCACTACATAAGTACCATTAGCGTAACCAGTACCACCAACTAATCCAGCAAAAGTAATAATACCTGTACCTGTTGTTGGAGTGTTACCAATAGATACTATTGCTTGTTTAGGTACACATGAATCTACACGGTATGTTTTTTGAACATACTTAGGATTGATCATTTTAGACTTGTTAGTCTCTTGATAACCACCATGGAAAGGACCAATTTTGTCATTCTGTAATACAGAAGAACTAGCTAATATAATTGGACAGCAATCATAATTAGTAAGACCTGTGTTAATTGACAAGTAAGTTTTAGGATCAAAAAATCCAAAATAACCTGTGTGAGGATTGTTAGGATAGACAGGTAAGTTTGCTAATGCAACAGTTGGTGTTCCAATTGTAGTTATCATACCACCTGTTGAATAAGGATTGTAAGGTACTATTGCTGAAGCAGCTGCACCTGTGCTCACAAGATCGCGAGTTGCGCCTGTTCCAAGAAACATCTTGGTGAAGGCATGATTAAAATAAGCCATGTTTTTTTTTGTTTTTTAGTTTATAAATAAATAAGTAGTAAATGTATTAATTAGTTTTATTATATGCAAATTATTTTAAGAAAAGTAATTTATATTTAGTTGAATTAATAGAGTCTTTAACTAGATCTAAGTTGTTAACAATTTCTGAGTAAGGCAGCATTCCTTGTAGTTTTGTGATAATAGCTGACAAATCTCTTAAATAAGCTACAGCATCTGAAACTGTATCTAGTATTCTAGGAGTAGTTTCTGTATAACTTAATAGTTTTTCAGCAGCTCCTTGGTAGCCTTCAATAAGAGTGTCTGTTTGATCAGGTAGTTCATCGTAGAAAGCATTTAGAGCAGTATGAGCTGCATAAGAACCATCACCTTTAATCTTTAAATGAAGTTTATGAAAACTAGTTCTAGCATTCATGAGTTCTGAGGCACATGCTGATACCATATTATCCACAGAACTTCCACCTGCTCCAGTATTTGGTGCAGGATTTGCTTTTACCGGTTCAGGTTTTGGTCTACTGATTCCTTGTATTTTTTCAGGAGTTCTTTTTAAAAATCTAGATTGTGTTTCTTCCATGATTAGTTATTTTCTTCTGTTGATTGACTCATTCTTTGGTACTGAGTCATAGACTCAATATCACCGGCAAGGATCTTAACCGCTTCATCTACAAACACCTCTACTAAGTCATCCTTAAATTCAGGATTAACTGTTACTGTAGGGATAAGTCCTGTGTAAGGATCTTCTACTCCAGCAATCTGCATTCTTACAGGTTGTCTATAATAATATAAAGTTACATTAACCGGTTTAAATAAACCATTAGTATAGATCTTTAAATTATTGTTAGATAAGGTAGCAAAAGTTTCACCAAACTCAAAGTCTGGGCGCTTATTAAAATCTCTAAGAAGCTCATCCACATTGGCAACCTCAGCTAAGTATATAACAATAGGTTTAGGATCTGGACAACATTCACTAGTAGCGCCTGCAGATACTCTTTTCCACTGTAAATAATCAGTAGGAAAGGTCACACTTTCATAATAGGTTTGTTTGTTATTCATATTTAAAATAGTATTAACAAGCAGTACTTGCAAGTCATCTATTCTACGAGTAGATTGCTCATCACCTTCTTTAACAATATTTAAACCATGAAGGTTTCTACGGCACCAATCTACTTGACCCTTATTAAAAGCTTCAACAATTTGCCAGTTCTGAATATTATCATAGTCATTACTTGCAAGCTTATTAAGTCTTTCTTGAACCTTTAAAAGTATAGTGCTAGCTAACATTATTTTTTCTTAGGTTTTTTAAAATCAGGAACTACAGTTGGAGGCATGTTGTCTAAGTTGAATACACTAACAGCCTCTACGCGGTTACCTTGTTCTTTAAACTTACGGAATTGCTCCATAATCTTGTTATTCTTTGCATCCTGGTTTTCACTGTTAGGATAGCTTGGTAATTTATATTTTCCCATTATTTCTTCTTTTTAGATTTAGTTTGACCACCTGATTTTTTTCTTACTTCACCATATAATCCCATTTGAGAATTGTATGGAGCTAAACTATCCTGACCAGCTTTTGTTTTTGTCATAGTAAAGTATTCATTAGGTCTAGAAGTATCTGTATAAACAGGTTTACTATCTTTATCTGTATAAGTACTTTTACTTGTACTAGTTCCTGGAATTACTCCTTTAGGACCTTTTGTTTCTACTTTTTTAGTAGGGGTAGTATTAACTTTTTTAGTAGAAGAAGTATCAGACACAGCTTTTGTATTTGTATAGGATTCAGGTATTGGAACCAATACAGATGTAGCTGTAAATCTTGGTCTATTTTTATAAGCATCTCTATTGGCTTTATCTTCTTTATACTCATTAATTTTTTCTTTAATGTTTTTTACAATATTAAATTTCTTAGGTGCCTCTTTAGTACTATTTAAAAAAGATTGGTCATTGTCAAATACATTAGATACATATTTACGAGTATAGTTCATCCCATCTTGAGCCTTAGTAAGCTTAGCTACTTTTTTAGCCTTCTCATCATTAAAGTACTTTAATGGATTTGAGTTAGTTGTTTTTTTCATAGTATATTATTTTAACAGTTCCACTTTTTTAAAGAAAGAGCTTTTCTAGTAGGTCTTCCTTTTTCATCTTTCATAGGTCCTTTAACACCAGACATTCTTGCACAAAATGACTTTCTCCTTTTAGCATCTTTGCTATCCGGATCAAGTTTAGATGGTTTAGTAGTAACAGCTGTTTGAAGTTTACTACCAGGATTAGCTGCTCTATAAGAAGCAACACCTTTTTTATTTAATCCTCCAGAAGGATTCTTACCTTCTTTTCTGGTCCAAGCTGCAGTCTTTGCCATTATTTCTTAGTTTTAGCTTTAATCTTTTTTTCTTGTTTAAGCATTTCTTTGGTAGGTGCTTTACCAGAACCTTTGTTAGCTCTGATGTTATCCCAAAGACCTCTTTGAGATACACTACCATCTTTTCTTTTGATCATCTGCTTTGCCATATTATTTCTTTTTTCTAGCAGCTGCCATTTTCTTAAAAGTCATAGCTAATGCTTTCCTTTTAGGAGTACAAGTAGCTTTAGTCATTGGAGTGCAGTATCCTTTATGTGCAGGATTAACTGCTTTTTGTATCCAATTCTTATCCTTTTTTTCAGCCATTACTATTTCTTTTTACTTTTAATAGCACCACCTACTTTTTTCTTTGCTTTACTAAGAGAGTCTGTTTGAGTTTTGTTAACACTGCTATTTGAAGAGTATGGTCCTAATTTTTTCTTTTTAACATCTTCATTTACAGCCATCCATCCTCCTGCTCCTACTCCTAGTGCAGCTGCTGCTTTAAGATCATTAGCCATTTCTTTCTTTCTTACTATAGCATCTGCAGCTCTTTTACCAGCAGCTTTTATAACTTTTCCATACTGTGCTTTAGGTAAAGCTTTACTTGTTTTTTTCATACTATTTCTTTTTAATTGAGCCACCCATCTTTTTTTTAAAAGACTTTGGATATTGTTTTTTTAAATCTTCATACTTTTTCTTTTGAGCAATACCTTCTGGACTTTTTTCTTTTTCTGCAAATTGTTTTTTAGCTTGATATGTTGAGATAGCAGCTGCAGTTCCTAAACCACCAGTTATAGCACCAGCTGCACCAAAGACTTGTTTTGTAGGTCTTTTCTTAAGAAGTGTATTACCTACAGATTTAACAATCTTGCCCATTTGAGCTTTTGCTAGTTTTTTCATATTACTTCTTTTTAGTAGGACCACCCATTTTTTTAATAACACCTCTGCCTTTTAAGATATCAGCTTTAGTTACTTTTCCATCTTTATTAAGATCAGGGAAAGAACCACCTTTAGCCATAGTCTTAGTTTTAGCTGCATTACTTATAGGACTATTTTTAACATCTTTGTTAAAGCTTTTACTCATATATTCATTAATAGCTTTTTTACTTTCAGCAGCTCTAGCACTATCTGATTTAGAAGGTTTTGATTTTAAAAAACTCTCTATAGAACCACCAGACTGCATTTTTTTCATTTTAGCTTTTTCACAAGCTGCACATTTTTTTGCCATGATTATTTCTTTTTTTTAGTTTTAGTGGCACCACCCATTTTTTTCTTAGATAAAGATTCAAGATGTGCTTTTAATCTAGCTCTTTCAGATAAAGCTACTGCATTACCTACTTCTTTTTTTGAAATATCAAGCATAGGTTTTACAGCCTTAACTACAGGCTTTGCTTCTTTAGCTACTGTTTTAACAGCTGCTTTGATTATTTTACCAAATTGAGCTTTTGCTAATTTTTTTGCCATTACTATTTCTTTTTAGAATATCTATCAAATGCACCGGTTGATCCACCACTCTTCATCTTACGTGGTATAAGATTAGAAGGTTTTGGTGATGATGGACCAGACATTGGATTTTTTGCTGGAGGTAAATCAGCTATACTTTTTTCTCTAGTAGGACCTTTTCCAATTACTGGACGAATCTTCTTAGTTGCAGTACCTGTTGTGCTAGTGATTGTAGCTTTAGATCCACCTGTTTGTTTTTTAGCTAACTTTTTCATATTAACAAGATTTTTTAGATTTAACCATACCGCCTTTTTTCATCATAGTACCATACTTAGCAGCAGGAACTGCACCTTTTGGTGGAGTGTTAACTTTACCAGAAGGTTTAGCTTTAATACTTTTTTGTACTTTAGCAGTACCATTAGTACCACCTGTTTTACCTGTAGGTTTAGTAACCACTTTAGCTTTGATATCTTTCATAATTATTTCTTTTTAGATTTAGTTGCTCCACCTGTTTTTTTATCGTCCATCCTTCGCATCTTAGCTCTTGTAGAATCTGCTACATTGTTTCCATATTTTTCTTTAATTGGTACTAAAGCTTTTTCTCTAGCTTCAACTTTCCGGATGGTTGGTGTTAGTGCAGCATAACCAGCACCTGCTCCAACACCTAATGCAGCTACGTAAGCTTTAGTTCTAGGCTGGTCTACATTCCTCATATAATTTTTATATGCGCCTTTAGCACCCTTGGCTACTGCTTTTACTATCTTACCCGCTTGGGCTTTTTCTAGTTTTTTTGCCATGTCTTATTTTTTTAATTTACCAGTTGGTACATCACAAGCAGCTTTATTAAAGCCACCAGTATACTTGGTTGGGTTAGTTAATACTGTTACAGAAGCATTTGTGCCTCCTACGCGCCCGCCTGGAGTTGTTACAACTACAGGACATACATTTGGGTTTTTCATTTGTCCAGTCATGATATATTATTTTTTAGTTTTTATTATACACTCCAATACTTTTCTACTTTCTTAGTTAAATCAAGTAAGATAGAATCATTTAATGGATTCTTCAAATACTCTATACAATCAGATACATTTCTACCTAACATTGAAGCACTGTCTGTGTGGTAGATAAACCCGTCAGCTTTAGGAGAGATAAACTTATAAAAAGTTGCATCTTTTACAATTGACTTAATTTTAAGTGTCTCCATATCTAGCGCGCATGCATCCAAGAATGTCTGAGCAGCTCTTCTTAAGTTAGTCTCAATACCTTCTCCTGTAATGAATTTATCCATGTTGTCATATAGAACATCATTAGGAGTAGTCTTCTTGTATTGAACACTATTTCCATCAACAACTTTACATACATAAAACAACTTATTCTGGTTTTTATCAAACATTTTAATAAGCTCAGATAATGCTTTATTACGGATTTTGCTGATCTCAGTTTTAGTAGATACAGTATCTATAAATCTGTCTAAGTAAAACTTAGGTGGAACAGCTTTACTGCGGGCCTCATCATAACTTTTACATACAATAGAGAATCCACCAGCATCAATTGCATATAACTTAATTAAGTCATAAGGATCTTTTGCAGGATCTAAATGCACCGGCTCATTACCACAACGGATTGAGATTCTTTCCCAGAACTCATGATTGTTTGGTTGAAGTAATTGAACTTTATTCCAAAAATCAGGATCCTCAGGATCTAGCACATTAGTAGCAAGTTCTCTTTCAAGTTGTGTTACTATTGTACGGATCTCTCTGATCTTAGCTTCGCGTACTTCTTTGTCTGCAATAAGTTTAACCTCTGGGGCAAACTCATTAAGACCTGTAATGTATCTCTTGATACCATTACGCTCAATACAAGCAAGTTGCTCTTCATGAAATACTCCATCAAATAATGCTAAGCCATATTTCTCTAGGCCTAGATTAGCTTTATTGGGGTCAAAGAACGGTTTAACAGATATACTGCCAGATTTAGCTGTCTCAGCTAGGGATACAATTGTGATACTCATGTTGGTTTTTTTTGTTGGTTTATATTATTTATTTGATCTTAATTTACTCCTATAAAATAGGTTTTTGTAGCCATTATAGTTTTATTTAAAATATTATCTGCAGGTACTGCTGCATTAAAAGTTTTAACTCTGTATGTGGCAATTAATGGATCAACAGTACCTCCAGATATTATTCTTTCAACAGCCACCTGATGAGCTATATCAGAAAAAGGAGTAAAAGAAAATCCTATATGGTCTATTCCTGTTGGATAAACCTTTGCATTAGCCTTAAAAGTAAAGTCGTATACACCAACCCCAATATAAACTACAGAGTCCATAACAAAGCCTACATCCTCTTTACTTTGTCCAGCACAACATGTTTGATAATTTGGATTACAACTTACAGTACAACCTGTTTCATTATTACCACCAGTAGCAAGTAATCGAAAATTTTCTGGTTGAAAAACTGGACCAGGAATTGAGATTAACAAATCATATACTCTATATGAAAGTATACTATTAAAATTTGTAATTACATCATTTACTTGTTGTATGCTTGCCCCAAGTCTATTATCTCCTTGAAAATAAGTTACAAATTGTTTAATATTTTTAAAAGTACTTGCTGGATTGTTATTGAATAATTTCATTGTATATGTTTTTAAATATTAATAATTAGTTCCTGGGCAGAGTTACGAGCTCTGTTAATGACGCATCCCCAGGCAGGTGCTTATATGAGGGAAGAAAAGTATGAAAAATCTTCCCTCAAGCACAAGTATTAGAATGATCCTCCAGTGATAGGATTTCTCATTACAATCTTAAGAACCTTGGTAGGATCTTTTACCCAGATAGCTGGCATTGTTTGAGTCATCATAACACGGTATCCATTGAATTGTCCACTAGATTGGAACCCTTGAGTTCTTCCCATGTAATCCATAGTACCATTTTGGTACCACCACTTTAATTGATTATCCCAAGATAATTTCAACATGAAGATGTTGTCATTTCCTGTATCAGTGATATCAAAGATCACAAAGCTATAAGAGCTTAATGGATTTCCATCAATGATTGGGTTCTCAATATCATTAGTGTGTAAGTTATCAAATGCTGGGTTAAGAACAAACTTAACATTAGCTAAGAAAGGAATTACATAACTAGTGAAAGAGAATCCAAAGTTTAGATCCATACCTTGACCAGTGATAGCTCCAATACCGCCTCCACCATTTTTACCATCACCCATGTTGATCATTAAACCTGTGTTTACTGCCTCACGCTTGATAGCCTCATTTACTAATCTCATACCACCCATACCTGTTTGAACAATTAATTGTCTCTTAGGATCTGGACCTTGGAATTCAACACGTCCTGCATAGAAGTTATATAACTCAGCACGGAATAATTCTAAGCTAAAGCTAGCTTTGTTATACACACGCTTGTAAGAGTTGTCTAATTGCTTCCATAAACCTACTGATAAACGCATGTCATCTGGACCATCTTGCTTAATACGTCCACCATGACCCCACATTAAGTAAGTCTCGATGTCAGTAGCAATCTTAGTTAAGTGAGCTGCTTCCATAGTAGTTAAGAAAGTACGGGTTAAAGTACCATTACCAATAGCACGCTTTAAGTAATCTTTACCCATTTTGCTTGCTACATCTTCAATCTTGCTAATAGCAGGATCTAATTGTGTATCAAAGTTTCTCCAGATCTCAGTTACAGGAACTGTACCATCTGCAGCCATTCCACCTTTTAACATCAAGTCAGCACGAGATGAGATAGAATAATGTACATGAGCTTCTGCACCTCCTACGAAGTTATAGAACTCACGGAATCCAGAGCGAGTCTGAATATCAGAGAATCTCTCACCATACTCTCCGCGGGCAGAACCTTTACGGAATAATTTAGTTTGAGATACTAAATACTTGTTCTCAAGGAACTTGTAGTTGTCATTGTTTACTAATTGTACAGTGTAGATAAAACCATCACCCATAGGTAGGATATCATCTGCAGTAATGTACATCTCACAACCATTGTATTTGTCATAAGTGATAATATCACCATGACCAAACTCACGCTTGTTAACTTTAATTTTGAAAGGAGTACCATCAACACCTTTAGTAAGGTTAGCTGGTTCAATGTCTTCAATGATGTATGGTAAGTCTTGACTAACAGGAGTTTGCCATTTGTACTCACCACGAGCATTTTCAACCATGATAATATTCTTACCACCAAATGAAGATAATTGGTAAAGAGGCATTTCAACTTTTTGAGCCATAGCCCAAATGTCTACCGGACCTAAGTCCATTGGTTCTGCATCTTTTAACATGTTTACTAAGTGGTATGAATCTACGTGAGAACTAGCATTGTAGTTTGTGTCACGCAAGAATATACCATTGTTTAATACTGGAGTTGCCATTTTTTGTTTTTGTTTTTAGTTTATATTTATATTTAATTGTTGTTATTTATTTCTTGCAAAAAAGCTACCAGAAGGTCTTGCTAAACCTGGTGAACCACCTGATTTTTTTCTGCTAGCATTGTCATCTTCTTCTTGAAAGTTAGATGTAATTTTATTGTTTTGTTCTGTCTTCAGTGTACGCACTGTTTTCTCTACTTGATCTTTACCACCTACAGCTTTAAGCTTAGCTTTGTATCCATCTGGATCAGCTAATAACCAAAGTGCTTCACTAATCAGAGCAGGATTAGGTTCTACATATTGATACTTTTCTAATAAGTGACCAAGTAAGTTTGTATTTCTACCAGATACTGAAGGATAATTTGCTTGAGTTAAACCGCCAAATAACATATTCTGTACTTTCTTGTCTATCTTAATTCCATTAATCTCACCAGGTTCAAGAGTTTTATATATTGAATCTGTGTATATTGCAGCTTGTTGTTGTTGTTGCTTACGCTTAACTTCTTGTTGTTGTAATTGTCTTGCAACAATTTGCTCTTGCATAGCATCTAATTTTGGTTTGAATTTGTTAGCCTTAGCCTCTAATTCATCTCTATCTTTCCAAGCTTCTATTTCCTCTTCAATATCTTCAGCTGTACCAAATTGTGTAGCATGTAAATAGCTTCTAACAATTTGTTCTTGACTGGATTCATCAGAAGTATCTAACTGGCGAATTTCTTCTACCGCTGCTAAGGATCTAAATAAGCTCTTTAGGTCATTACCACCATTAGCAACATAGTGTGCTGCTACTTGTAATTCTTCAGGAAGTTGTTCATAGAATTCTTCAGAAGCTTCTTTACCAAACTTTTGTTTTTTGGCATTTTCATTAGATTCAAATAACTCTTCCCAATCTTTAAGAGTATATTTACTTACATCTTCTTCTCCTTCAAAAGGAGTTAAGATACCTTTTTCAATAAGTCTTGTACCTAATTCTACTAGGCCTGTAGGTCTTCCTGTTTTTTTAGAAGACTCTTCATTATTAGAAGTATCTTCTGGATTAGTAATAAGATTATCTAAAGTCTTATTAGCCTCTTCTACACTGATGTTAGGTGCAGCTTTATCAGCATTTTCACCAGCTTCTTCTGAAGAAGAATCATCAGCTTTATCAAGGAACGTAAGATCTACTTTAGAAGCTCTAGAAAACATCCCTGGTTTCTCTTCTTTCTTTTCAGGCACCATGATGTTCTCTGCACCCGGTGTACCTAGTAAGTCATCAAGATTTATGTCTTGTTGATTTACTGTAGTTGTTTCATTATTACTCATAGTTGTTGGTTTATTTAATTTACTGTAACAAATTTAACTAATTAAACTTTATACATTTGAAATATTCTATAAGCCCTATATTAAAATTTTGCAATATATAGCTATAGACTATTTCTTCTTCTTTGTATCAGGCTTTTTATTATCAAATTTATTCTTATTTTCCCTGGCTATCTCCAAATCTGTTTGCTTTAACTTTATTTGAGTCTGCATTTTTTCTCTTTCAATTTGTGCTTTCTCTCTATCATTGGTCATTCTATTAGTTTCTTTGCTATTCTGAAGACCCATTGTTTCCTGAAATTGTTCTGACTTTTGAATCTGACCTAATGCATCTAAATAATCACTTTGTTGATTAGCATTAATATCCTCCATAGCACCGTATCCTGCAGATTTAATCTCTGCAATAAGAATATCTTTTCTTCTATCTTTTTCTTTCTCTTGCATATCATGATCAAGCTGCATTTGCTTCTCTTGAAGTCTAGTTTGCATTTCTTGTTCTTGCATTTGCTGAGCATGCTGTTGCTCTTCTTGACGTTGAGCTGTAGTTTTTCTATCAATAGCTTTAAGTGAATTTGTAAGCTCACCCATAGATTCTGTTTGCATGATAGTTCCTAGATCATAAATAGTAGCACCGGCAGTATTATTACTAACTGCTAAGTTTTTCATTTGTTCTAGAATAGCTCTTTGATTAGCCTTAGTTGTAGCAAAAATATTAAGATCTCTTAATAAAAGATCTGTACCATTCATTTCAAAATTAACTTTCTCATCACTAGATGTTATGTATTGTAATCTAATAGAAGGTTTAGTTGATTGATAATACTGGGCTAGGTCTGTGCGCATCTGGTGCACGCGAGGCATCAAGTAATCAGAGTGTTGAATAAAGTATGGTTCTGTTTGAGCAAAAGATCCTGCAACAGCTTGTTCTATGCCTTTGGCTGTATCTGTTTGTCCAATCTGTTGACCTAATCTTTGTGGTGTAATTCCTATTACTTCAAAACATTGTTGCTTGAAATAATTAGCCATTTGGATCCTAGACATCATACGGTTAGTCTGCTCTAAGTTCATTACCTGGAAAGGATTCTGAGAGATTGAGTTTTCTGTATTAGCAATAGATGTATCTAAAGGTAAGATCTGAAAATTCTTCATTGCTACATAAGCCTTGGCAAAGTTGTTCTTACCCCAGTCTTCTCCTAATGAGCGCTTAGGTAATGCATTCTGATCTAACATGATTACTGTGCCTAGCTCGTCAATAAGGATATCAGCAATCTGATTGTTTACAATATTGTACCCGATCTGGAAAGGCTTCATTAAGTCAACCATAGAAGTTGATCTTGTATTTCTGTCATTGAATACAGCTCCCTCTACAGGTAGTTTACATCCATAAAGAGTATTCTCACCTTTGAACTGAAACTTAAGAGGACCCATTCTATTTTGATCAATACCTAAATACATAGGATTTATTCCTCCTGGATTATTCATACCCCAAAAGCTTGGATGATTAGGGCCAATCTTTACACCACCCCATGTTTGATTAATCCAAATCCAATCTATATGCTCACCAAAAATTAAATTATCTTTACTTTTATTTTTTATTAAAGTTGTATCATAGATAGGTTTGTCTGTGATGATATAATCTTCACCAATGATATCTGTAGCTACTTCACCATTATCACTAATCTTAGTTAAGTGACCTACTTTTCTTTGTGATTTCCAATAAGCAGTTGTTACACGGAGTAAGAAAGCTGCACCCATAGGCGCGTAGTCTTCTCCTTCAGCCATGATCCAATTAATAATATCACCACCATTATACACAAAGTTGTCATACATAGATGTAAACTGTCTGTAGGCTAAGGACGGCATATTAGTATTCCATTCATGAGACTTGGTAGCATCATAATATGATCCATCATTCTGGTAACCCTGTAGAGGATAACCAGCAGATCTAACCGGATAAATAGCTTCAATAGATTCCAATTGTTCTTGAGTCATGGCATAACCATACTTATCAATAACATCAGCAACAGTTAACATCTCAATTCTACCAACCCAATTACCTTGAGAGATATATCTTGCTTCAGGAGATTTATGATAAAAAGTAGTCACAGGATTCCATAACTCAATATCATAATCATCTTCCATCATCTTAAAATGCCAGAACTCTCTATCTGTAATAAGAGAATCACGGAAACCACGCTCTTCTAATTCATCCATCTTAAAGCGCTCTTCATCAATTTTAGTTTGATGCATAGCCCATTGTTCACACATACTTCTATAATCTTTATCAAAGAAGTTTTGTATTTCAGGAAGTGTTTTAAGGTTTTCTGGAGACAGTTGTTGTTGCATTTGTTGCTGAACTTCAGGATCATTCTCATCAAGACCTTGCTCAAGCATTTTAGCTAAAAGCTTTTGTTCAGCTTGTTGTAGAAGAACATTCTCAACTTGAGATCTTTTTTGTTCTAGTTGTTCATTGTAAGAATACTCATCTTTTGCTTGAAAAGTGATTTTACTATTTCTTTTAGAAAACTCTGAGGTAAGAACATTTATAATATTAGGAATGATAGGATAGAACTTTAACTCAAGTACACTAGGATCTTCTTTAGTAAGAGTATCTACAAGATCTCTCATTTCATTATCTTCCTCTATGACATAATCATTTCTATCAATTACTCCTTTAGCTAACTTATAATTTTTCATAAGCCTTCTTGCATTTCTGCGAAGTTGCTTAAGGCCGTTCCACTCAAGCCAGTCTAGATTCCAAGCAGCCCACTCCGGATCTTTGTCTTTTCTTGGCAAAAACTGTAAAGGCTGAGTAATAGAACCCATCCTATTATACTCGGCTTTTTTGCCGGATTTCATTTGTAATGCGTTGAGTACTTGCATGGTATATTATCTTATATTTTTAAAAGGATTTCTGACTGGTTTAGCATCATTCATAACTTTACTACCCCCTCCAATATGCCTGAAGGGATTGTTAGTAAATTTATATAAATTTTCTGATTTGGACAAGTCTTTTTTATCAGTAGTATCTAATCTCTTTTTGATACCTCTATTTGCTTCTTGAACTTTTGCAAAAGCTATGAGAGCTCCTAGTGCAATTAATCTATCTACATTGAGTCCTTCCCTGTATTGTTGCATCTCAACCATAACCATCTTATCAGGAATTCTCTCAATACCATAAACTACTTTAACTACCTTACCTTCATCTGTGGTTACTTCTTCTAAAACTTCTTTACAAAAGTCTATTAGGTAAGGTAAGATGTGGGCCCGGAATATTGTTCCAGTATTTCTCCATCCATACTCCTGGTGATAAGTTTGAACATTATCAATGTCTTTTCTGAAAGTAATCTGACTCTTGGGAACTAAATACTTTTGTTTTTTTTGCTTGATCATGTGAGTTATAAAGCCGGGGACGTTGCTCTCAACAAGGGTCCAGGCATTATACCATTCAATCATGTTCTCTAATCTTTTATGAGTCTCATTGATATCATCAAATCTTCCACACCAGCTGGCTACAATTTTATCTTGTTCTATGTATGTAGATACATCTACACCATCTTGTCTAGTTACTTCAATAGGAATCTTATAAATAAAGATAGAGCATAAGGATTCTGATGTTGTAGTTTTACCTTGTGACACGGGATCTATAGATGCATAGTATGTACCCCACTCAGCCTTTAAATCTGGTTTTTCATACATTACAATTACACCACTTTTATCTTCAGCATTCTTCTCTACTGGAAACTTTGATACAGGAAGCTTTTTACTTTTTTCTATAACCCATACACCTTGCGCATTCCTAGATAAATCTATAAATTCTGTATGGTATTCTTTATCTTCAATTCTTCTCTTCTGAGCAGCAACTAAATGACTAGGAAATAAGGATACACTTCTTGTTGCAAAGGCCTCTTCAATATTGCGCGGATGCTGAGATACTTCTAATTGATAATCCTCAGGTGCTAAATCTTTTTTAATTTTAGCAAAATATTCATCAAGCATTACAAGAGCCTTTTCTACTTCAGAGTTACCAAACTTATCTACACAAGGTGGCATTGACCACTGCTCTGGAATAAATAAACCAGTTCTTCCTACCGTCCCTCTCTCATCTAGAAGATTAGAGTTAACATAAAATATCTCATTAGCCTCAGGAGTCTGAATCATTTTTCTTAAAGGCTCACACTGTTCTAAGTCACCCACGGATCCAGCTGCTATAAAAGTACCAGTTGTAATCATACCTGATTTCAAAGCAGGCTTCATGTATCCATAAGTAAACATCATGTCCGGAGCAATCCCGGCTTCTTCATGAAAGAAATAAGTACAGGGTCCACCTACACCGGCTGTTGGATCTTGCTCAAAGGATGTTCCTTTAATAACACCTTTTAAACCTCTTAAGGTTTTTCTTGTAGTTCCTGGAATAGTTGTTTCAATTTGTTGTTGCCAGTCAAGAACCTTACCTGGATTCATAGGCCGGTACCAAGCTGTATTCTCATCTAAGAAGTTTCTATACTCTGCTAAAAATCTCCAAGTATCTTGTACATAAGCTTTAAGACTTGCTCCCATTTTTAGAATAGGAGTTTGTTCAAACCAGATCTGGTTAATCAGTTTAGCTGCATGAAAATACGAAGAGGCTATCTGCCGTTTCTTAAGAATAGCAGCATGCTTATAAAACAATTCAGCTAAGATCTCATAAAGAGCTAAGTGATATTGAGCATCGCGTATATCAGGGAAAGCAAACTTTCTTATTTCTTTGTTGTTGATAGGTAGGAAGTTTATCCACATATAGTACTCACGCGTGAGGTACCAGGTCTTCTTCTTATTCTTAAAGATCACACCTTTTCTACATCGCGCATTCATCTCATCCCAATAAGTAATATAATCTTTACTTCTTACAGGAGCTGGTGTATAAAATCCTTGCGCGTTATACTTAGCAGCTTCTTCATTAAATATGAAAGATGTTTCATCAAAATCATATTTACCTGGTTCTTTAAATACAGATAAAACTAGATCTCTAAATTCTTCTCTAGTATCAAAACTGGTAGTAGTCCAAACACCATTATCCCAAGTGGGTATATCTGTATAGAAAAATTTATCCATTATTTCTGATCATAAGCTAGTTCTCCACCACCGCGAGTTCTTGTTTGTTGTTCTTCTTGAAGATCTTTATAAGCTCCTTTAAATGAGTTACGGATTCCATCAAAGTTCTTAGCAGCACTCACCAGGGAGTTGATGTTTCCATCCCGTCCATGAGATACAGGAGTCTTCTCCATGTAACTTGCTAATCTATCTAGCATAGCACTGATACCTCTGAAGGCTCTAACAGTAGGGGTTTCATACATCAATGTGCACTTACCTAATGCTGTAATTATCATATCTTCCTCAGGACTAAATTCTGCGCGAATATCTTGCAAGATAATATACTCCTTCTCATCAATAGGCATATTAAAGTATGGATTAATTTCAGGATTAGGACAGGTCATGTAAAAGAGATACGCGTATATGCTTAGATGTTGTGCAGGATGCGCATCCATAATGTCTTTAAGAAATCCTAAAGTGTAACAATGTTCTGTAGGAATAATCTTCCCATTTTGTAAATCAAATAGCTTTATCATCTTTGTTGGTTTTAATCTCTTCACAGAAGAGTTTCTTTTCTTGTGATTCATCAAATAAAGGATCAGGTATAAAAGTAACTGTTATATTTTCACCCTTTATTGTTACAGCTTTTTTCTTTTCAAAGAAAGCCTTATGTTGATATTCATCTTCACTCATAGTCATCTTTTTCTAAATTTAATATGAATACCTACAAACAGTATAGTAATATACATATCACTATAATCAGTCCATGGAAAACCTACTCCTACACATAGGCCAGGAAAGGTTGTAAAAGTTATCTTAGGTATTCTCATTTTGGGTTATTTTTAAGATGATCAATCATAGCTATTACTTCTGATTTCAAATAAGGCACCTCATAAGGAACTACAGTCTTCACAATAGGATTTCCGGAAGTATCTTTTTTTACAATAGGGTAACCAAACTCATCCTCACCATCCTTCTCAAATATAACATGATGAAGCATTTGCTTTCCAACTTTATACTGAGGATTATGTTTAAGAATAATATACATATAGGTACTTAATTGTAAAGCATAATGGTTAAAGTTACAATCATCTAAATGAGATAAAGGCCCAGTCATCTTCTGAGACTTACCCTCCCAGTTTACAAAACTATTTTTTTTGATTTCTTTATTAGTTTTGTAATCAATAACATCTACTACACCTTTTACTACCTCAACTCTATCTGATTGTCCACACACACCTGCTGACTTCAAATATACAAAATGTTCAGGATAAATCCCTTCTGTCAATCTTTGGTTAGGTGCATATTTAATTCCACCTTCCCAAATTGGTTTAATAATAGCAACAGCTACACCCGATCTCTGAATAGTATCAATGCTTGTAATGTCTGCTTCTCTCTCATCATGATACCATGAACCGGCTGTTACTGCACGATCACCTTCACCTGACCAGATCTCTTGAATCTTTTTAGGATCTATACCAAACCACTTAGAATTTTTATTTTTAGATGACTTAATAGATTGGGCAACAGGATCAAACTTTTGCTTGAACTGTCCTACAAAACTAGTTACGCTTACCCAGTCTATCCTTTCATTAGGATCTAAGCTCTGATATTTGTGATTTCCCGCTGTAAATGTTACTGACATGTTGAATTGATTTTTGAGTTGATATTGTTTCTATAAGGATCTCTGCAAAGGTTAGATCTTCTCCTGCTGGAGAATCTATCATATCCATAATTCTTTTTTGCTCTGCTAAATCTACTTTGCCTTGTTTATATAAATCAGCAAGATCTAGCCTAAGCGCATTTCTTTTGTAAGAGTTATCACCCCACATAAGCTGACGCTCCGTCTCAATAGCTATTTGAGCTAGATGTTGTTTTTCTCTTTCAGCTATCCAGGTGTTCATATTCATTTGTTACTCTTTTGCTCCATCATAATTATTGCTAAGTTAATACTCTCAGCATCTTCAGATGCTATAAGTTTATTTAATCCTTCAAATTCGTCTAGCTCTATTTTATTATCTAAAATAAGATGATGTCTGAAGTTTTCTGCAAACTGTCTTACATCCTTTATTACAGGATCTTTTAGAGTATACTGTGTGTTCATTTGTGATATTCTTTTGCTTCTTTCTGTTTATTACTCATAGTTCTACAGCTTTCCATTTAGGACCATCAGGATGTGGACATTCAGAATCCATAGATCTTAATTTCATAGCTAAGCTACAACCACAAATACCACAACAAGGTTGAGTACCAGTGATTACACATTTTGATCCTTGTGGATCTAGTTCTGGGCAAGTACTGCAGATCTTCATTCTTTTATTATGAATCTTCTCTACAGGTTCCTTCTTGATCAGACTGTTTAGAAAGCCCTCCCATATCAGGGCTTTGTTCTTCCATATTGTTTTTATTATTTCTAGCATCTCTTATTTCTTTAAATTTTAATTCAGTTTCTTCTACTGATTTTTTAACCAGATGAAGTTTAGCTATTCTTTCTTCTAAATCTCTTTTTACTATATGCTCTGTAAACTTGCCTTCCATTCTGCTTATATGAAGTTTGTACTTCTCTACTGTTTCATCTATTTTCCAATGCTTAACTTTAAAAACTCCTAGATTAGGAATGCTTATGTTATCATAATCTAAAGCTGATATATGTTTTCTAACCTTAGCCCAGTAAAAATCAATTACATCATTTACTAGATTCTCCGGTAAACCTAAGTCTTCAGCTGTAGGTTTTTTAAAATCCTTAGCTTTCTTGGGTACCAATATGATACATTTTAAAGTTTAACAATATATTACCTTCTCCTTGAATACTCAGTTCAGGATTTAATTCAATCATTTTACTATGACTTAATGTATCCTTATTTATAAGATTAAAGTTACGCATCTTAGCAATACAGTTTCTTACAGTTTGTGGAGTTTTGAATATAGCCTTTTGGTAAGGTAATTCTGTGTCTCTATCTCTCTGATCCGCTGCACAAGAAGCATTACAAAAGTCTGAAAGCTCAGCCTTTTTATTAAGGCCGAGCAATGTTAGACAAGTTAAGTCAGCTTCACTGATTACAATCTTATGAGTATAGCAGTATAGCATAATTTGGAATTTAATAATATCATCCAAAGACATGCTTATTTTTTTTTCTACTACATTAAACTTAGCCATGTTGGTTTGTTTTGACTATTATGATTTCTTTAGTTTTCTTTCTTTAGTTTCTTCAGGTTCTTCAGGTTGTTCTGGCGGGTTTGCCATCTGTGCTTGACGTATAATCATCTCCATCCTCTTGGCGCGAGATTGCTCAATGTCAGCCATTAGTTTTTCATACTCAGCTTGTGCAGTGAGTAATTCAGTTTGTAATTTGTAAAAGTTTAATGCTTTGATGCGGTTAGCTTCTAGCTGTTCTGATGTTAGTTTTTCAGCTTGAGGCTCAGTGTTGGTTTCTTTTGCCATAGTATATGTTTTAAATTTAAACAAATATACTATTAAAGTTTAAACTTACCAAATTTATACTTTAAAAGTTTAACTCCTATCTTCTAGATAATATCAGAATGCCTGTGAGTGCAGCTGTTGAACCAAACAGCCATTTTCTATGTTTCTTTAATTTTGTTACATCTTTCTCTAGCTTAGCAATCTTTATAGAATCTAAGACCATTACCTGAGCTTGACTATCCATGATTATGCTATCTGTATAAATAATGTCTCTAAGATCTTTAATATAAATACTATCTTTTGAAATGATTGAATCACATGTGCTTACAACCATAGGTAGAATGCTATCACAAGGAATAGAGTCATGTTGGATTATAGTTTTAATCTTAGTTCTCCACTTAGTTATGTACTCTAGTCTTACAGAGTCATTACTATTAGCTACAAGCTTTAAGCTATCGGCTATTCTATTTTGATTTCTTATAGTTGTTTTTAGACTGTCTTTAAGATGATCAGTTTCTACAGCTTTAGTATCATCACACTGCCTGGTTAGTAATCCAAACATTATAACAACAGCAGCTATAAGGCTTACCTTAATCCAGTCAAAAGAATATTTTTTTTCTGTCATTACTTCTTAAGCATTTTAATAAAGAGCCTGAACATACTTTGTCCAGTTATTTTTTCTATATTTTCATCTATACTAAGTAACTCACTATAAACAATATAGCCAGCTATAATCTTGGTGGCAGGAACGTCTGGAAAAAACTGTCTTTGTATAACATGTGATACTAGTACAGCTACACCATATATTATAAACTTAGGAAATATAGTTCTGAATTTTCTTGATGTTATAGGCTCACCTTGTTTATAAGCAGCAGTCATTGCAGCTATGGTATCCATAGTAACAAAGAATCCTACTAATAATAGTATACTATAAACTGGTTGAAAATAAACTACAAGTGATCCTAGTAATGCTAATAAGTGTTGCTTAATTGTTCCCACTTTCTTCTGTATTGTGCTTTTTATTAATCCACTTATCTACAGAGGCTATACCAAAACAAGCTATTGTTATAACTTGGAATGAGTTGAAGATAAACTCATTAACCAGTAAAGGTCTATTAACTATTCCTGTGCCTATATCTACAAAGGCAAAAAGGATCATTACTATAAAGGCTATAAAGCCTACTACTGCTTTTTCATTGATGCTGTTGTTGTCATCAAACATTGTCCAAAACTTTTTCATTGTGCTGTGTCTTTTTTAATTGTTGATATTACTTTTTGTAAAAATGTTCTTTTTTTCTTTTTTACTTCACTAGTTGTATCTGCTAATACAGCTTTAACTTCTTCAAGCTCAGCCTTAGTTTCTACAAGTTCTTTTTTAAGACTTGTGTTTTCTTTCTTCATTGCTTTAATCTCTGTTACTTTTTTCTCAACATGTTCTGTGCTTATTAAAAGAGTAGAGATTTTTTCTGAAATTGAGTCTATTCTAGTTGTGTCAAGTAAAACAACTGTATCCATTACAAAAGCTTCTTCTACTTTTGGAGCAGAATTATCTTGACAAGAAGAGAGTATGACCAAACTGATGATTATTAACTTTTTCATTTTATCTGATTTATTTCATTTAACACTTCTAATCTAGCTACTGAAATAGCCATAACACTATCAGCTCTTCTAAGTCTTTCTGTTTTCTGATCAAGCTTTTTTTCTAGAGCTTCTACTTTAACACCACAGTCAGTATACTGAGCTTTGTACTCTTTTGTTTGAGCTTGGTAGCTAGCTTTGTTGTCATAGTAAAGGTAGCCTACTGCTAATAATACTATGAATAAAAGACCTTTAACTGGGTCTTTAGAAAAGTCTTTGAAAGATATAGGTAGTTTCATATTAGAATTCTTTTAATAAAGTGTATGTAAAAAACTTTTGCTTACTAGACTCAGCAGCAAACAATATTTTAGCAAAGTCTGCTGGATTGTTAAGTACTTGACAACCGGCTGACCACTTGTCTATAAGCTTAGAAGTAAACTTCTCATTAGCTCTGTGGATGTTTATACCAAACAAGCCTTTGTCTATAGTAGCTGTTTCTTCTGCTTTGTCATCTAAGTTTTTGTCACGGAATACTTCTACCGGTTTAACTTGGCAAAAAGCTTTGTACTTTCCTTGGTGCATACCTATAGACCAAGTATCTTTATACTGGTTAGCTTTAAGTAATGCAGTACCTTTTGGATTAAGCAAGTTCTTTAACCAGTGTGTACCTGGGTTAGTAGTGCATGTAAACCATTCTACTTTATCACCATATACCATACCAAACAAGTCATCAAACTGGTTAGGTAAGTTAGCTGTAGATCTAATGCCTACAAAGTGAAATGGAAGCCACTCATAATTGTGTTTTTGGAATTGAGCTTTAAGCTCTTCTACTGTATATTTTTTCATAGTTTAAAGTTAATATGTTTATCTACTTACTTCTTCCCAGTCCATAGAAGCATATACAAGTTCTGTGTTTGTACTAGCTGCTACTACTAAGGTTAATTCATAAGGGGTACTTGTAAAACTGTCTCTTTCTAGTTGAAAAGCAAACAAGGCTTCTTTTAAAATATCTAGTGCTACTGAAGCTAGTGCACTTGATGTAAGGAAACCAGATGCTAAAGTTCTACCTAAAGCAAAACTTGTTCCTGTAATGTTATATTCTACAGCAGATGTTGCTGAAGCAGGAACCCATGCTCCTCCTGTTGTTGTTCCTGTAGCTACTACTTTCCAGTTGTAAATACCTGATGAAACACCCATTATAGATAAAGCACTTGGTATTACTACTGCATCCAAATAACTTGCTCCAAGTTTTATACTTATAACAGGATAATATGTACCAGCAACAGCTAAATTTGTAGGGGCTGTAATAGGTGTTCCTACAGTTTGTTGTGTACCTTTTAATTCATATCCTCCTTCTGAGATTACAGTAGAGCATACTTGTTTTAGTGTACTAGAAATTGCAGTTGCTCCTGTGTTAGTTATCTCATATCTCAGAGGAAGAGAAGCAGTTGTAATGTAAGTTGAGGTAATAATATTTGCATGGTTGAATCTGTGGCAAAGTATAAAATTACCATCTATTACAAAGCCTAATCTTACAGTACCTTCACCAAGCCACTCAATATCCATAAAGAGAATCTGAGCTTTAGTGATGTCTAATGTAACACCAGATGGGCCGGTGCCATCCATTTTGTCTACACTCCAGGCTGATTGATTTACAACAGTTTCTGTAACAACTCCTGTAACTAAGCTTCTTTTTACAAAGCTTAAAGTACTATTGTTTAACTGAATGTATAGTCCATTTTGTGTACCAAAATAACCTACTCTTTGTCTAAGGTTAGTTTGAGCAGGAGCCATTACAAAAGTGTTAAACACTAGTAAAGACTTACCTGGCTGATAAGAAAATACTTTTGTAGTTTCTCTCAGTACTTGTGAACCACTAGTAGTATTTACATTAAGATTAACTAAACCTTCATTAGCACTAAACACAGCGGCACCTCCACTAGCTGTAGAAGTATTCCACAAACCATTGTCTCTGTATCTATGAGATGAATCAAATAGTGTTAAAGGACTAGATACTCTTAGTCTACCAAAGGCATCGTTAGCCATAGGTCCAACAACTTGATTACTAACAGCATCACTTATATTACCTAATAGTTTTAGACTAGCTAGTTGGTATGGGTAATTATTACCATAATTATTATTCTTGTCTTTTGTATTACCTATGCTCATAATTATATGTTTTAAATTATTGTTACGTTTGCTCCTACACCATTTACAAATATAGTTCCAAAACCATTTACAGTTACTGGTAAACTATTATCAATACCTAAGGATCCTTGCAGTACAGTGCAATTGTATATTGAACAACCTGTGCCAATTTCACTTATTGTTGGACTGATTCCTGATGTATCTATACCATCAAATACACAATTTGAGATAATAGAATTATCACCTACTTGTTCTATAGAATTGAAAGAGCTTAGTTTTGCTGTTATTACTGTTAACAAATCGGAAATTGTCTTATTAATAAGTCTTGAATCTATAATGGTTAAAGTATTAGGAGTAAGTGTTGGGCTAGTGTTAACTACAGCAAGACTTCCAACTACCGCTTCCGTAAGGGTTATGCTGCCTGCTGTAGATAGGTCTAATTGACTTATTTGTCCATTCTGCATTGTAAATGCTGATTGTAGGCCACCAACACTTGATAATTTAACACGGTTTCCAAAAAAGCTTCCTTGTATTGCACCAAGTGTTACATTTCCATTTAAGTTTCCATTTGCTGTAATAATTTGACTAAATGAAAAAGAAGCCGCAACAATGGCAACTGATCCTGCAGAACTTGTTGGGCCTTTGCTTGAAGTTGTTATGTTTCCAAATACAACAAAATTATTGGTATTAACACTTACAGTAACTGACCCCCCATTTCCTGTTGTGTTTAATGTGTTTGTTATAGACGTGTCTATATTACCTAACTGGACAGCATTGAGGCGAGTAGACACATTTCCTGAAGTTCCTGTAGCACCCGTTGCATTAGTACTTATTGTTCCAATTCTTACATCTGTTATAGTAACAGCTGTACTGGTATTTACACCCACATGATATCCATCACCTAGGTTATTTGTAGCTATAATATTTCCAAGAATAGAGCTATAAAGGTTTATCCCTTTTATTAAGACAAACCGGTTATAGTTTGCTGTAAGTGTAAGATTACCTACTGTTGCAGCGGTAGTATTTCCAACTAGTATAACAACGGTATTTGATCCACCTAAAGTTAGTTGTAAAGTATTAGCTGCATCATAAGCTGTTTGAAAAGTAGTGTATACATTACTTGCAGTGCCACCCATACGAAGGGCATCACTAGCATCTTGTACTAAATAAACATAACGCACTATAGGTAGTGAACTTCCTGATAACTCACTAAGAGCAAGTGCATAAGAACGATAGGTGTCAGCGTTACTAGCATTACTCGGTCTATTACCTTTTTGAAAAACACCTACTTGTAGATATGATTCAGTTGGGTCAACATCATTAGCTATAATAAGTCTTCCTTCTTTTATGAGAGCTTGTATATTAAATATGTCCATTTTATTGTTCTATTATTTTAAGTTGCCTACACTCATGATTACTTGCTGTTTATAAGATTAACAAATGCAGCCACTATTGCTTTTTCTCCAGAAGAAAGAGATTCAGTGTCTACAACTTTATTAGACATTCCTAGTTTAGTAGCCTCTGTATTAAAGTTTATATTAGTAAGGCTAATAGATGTGCCATTTGTACCTTCTGCTTTTACTTCTAATGTATTGATTGATATTTTCATTGTGTTATTTTTAAATGTTAAAATCCTATGTCTGTCATGTTTGTATTGGTAAGCTCACCTATTGATTGATCTGGTGAACCTGTACCCAAACTATTACCTATAGTAGCATCCATTGCTACATTATCATATAATGAATAAACTTCTGCTAGTAATGTTGTTGATGCTGTAGCTGAATATGTATTAGCAAGATCTACTATAAACTTGGCATTAAATATTCTTAGTGTACAAGCCGCTTGTAGAGTAAGGATTATATTATTAAGACCTCCTGCATTAACTAGCTTACAGTTATTAATATCTATTTCTGGAGTTAATGCAGTTACTGCAGGTACAACAAGAATTTGATTACCTATACTTCTAGTATCAGCATACAGTTTTAATTTGCCATCTCTTATATAATAGCAAGAAGCAAAATCTGATACATAAGTATTAGAATCATGGATAATATTACCTTTGATTATAGCTTGTGATGCAGCACCTCTTGAAACATAAACACTTACACCTATAAGATTCATTGTGGCATCTATCTCTACAAAACTTTGTGAAGTATCATGAGAAACAATAGCTGTTGGACCACTTACTCCAGCATAGTTTTCTGCAAAGTAATTACCTGTTACAAAGTATTTATTTTCAGGTGCACCATAGTCTAACTTTATAAGAGAGTGACCACTCTTTGAACTAATGTTAGTACTACCAAAGTTAAATCTAGATGTTGTATCAAATCCTGTAACAGCACCAGCACCAAGATTAGTAAACCAAAAATCTCCCATAGAAAAAGGTGGAGTTGGTCCATTTCTTTCCAAGGTTGTTACATCAACATTTACATTATAGTTTAATGCTATAAAAGCAAAGAATACACCTTGTATATCTAAGTAATTTGCTTTTAATGTAAAGTAACATGCTTGACTATAGTCTTGATGATCTAGATAAAAAGGTACATCTTCATATGCATACAATACATTACACTCTATGTTTATATTAGCATTCACACAAGGTGTTGTATTAAAGGCTGCACCAGATAAAATATATATATCAGCATTACCTTTAATAGTAAGTTCTGTAAAAATTGATCCTGTTTGTGGTCCTCTAAATAGTAATTGACAATTCCATGCATAAATAGTCAGCTGTTTATCTAGAAGATTGTTTAGAATAGTATAAGTTCCTCCTAGTACCCAAAGAGTATCTCCGTTATTAGCATTAGCTACAGCATTATTAATAGTCTGAAAAGGTTTGTTAAAGTCATAGTTGCCAGCAGCTGCTGCTGAAGCATCATCACCAAAAACTGAATCTACTACTATTATATTCTTATTACTATTACTAACACTGTTTCCAGCAATTTCACTAAGAGCAAGTGCATAATTCTTATAGCTTGTTCCGGCTCCTCTATACTTATTAGTACCTTGTTGATACATACCAACAACTATATAATCATTAGCAGGATTAATAAGATCTGCTTTAGTCAATACTAGATTGTTAGCTATTAGAGATTCAATTGTTGTGTCTTCCATGTTATATTACATTTAATGTGTTAGCACCATCAATCATCAATACTCTATTAAACACAGTTAATGTAGATACAGTAGGAGTTATTGGTATGATTTTGAATTTTACTTTAATTACTTTATTGGCTGGTAAACTATCTACTTGCCAGATTATACTTGTTCTATAGATACCTGTATTATTTGGAGACTCTATCACCTCGGTAGGAAGTATATCTACTCCATCAATATTTAAAATGAATTCAGCTGAAGATCCTAGATCTGAAAGTTGATAGCTAGCTGAAAAATGTATTTGATAATTTCCAAGTGCTCCCGGTGTTGGTCCACCTAACTCTTGAGTTGTAAGAGTCATAAAAGGTACATCTATATATGTACTTAATAATGTTTGGAATGTTGTGTTTGAATTTACTTTTTGTTTATCTACAAAATTTATTTGTCCAAGAATATCAGAAGCCTTTACTAGATATAAAGGATAGTCAGTCCATTGATACTCCCTGCGTCTATTATCATAATGACCAAGAACAAAATAATCCTTGTCTCTATTGATATCTGCTAAGTTAATTATCTGACCTCTTGCTTTTAGAGCATCCCAACTTATTGGATCCATGTTTTATACTTTATAAATAAAGTACTAATATACATATTATTATTATAACAAAATAAAAAATCCTCAAAAATTTCTTAATGAGGATCTTTTACTGTTTTCCCTAAAAACATATCAATAGAACAAGCCTTTAAAGTTAGGCTTTATTTTTTACAATACACAAATAATATCTGGTTCACGCATAATTAAATATTCTTTTTCTTCCCATTCAAAAATGATTCCTGAGTGCTGACCATATTGAACAAGATCTCCTACTTTAACATCAGCTGAAACCTTCTCTCCTATGGCCATTACTTTTCCACGAGTGGAAGGAGGCAGTTCTTTTTTCATGGTAATTAATCCGGAGGCTCTTACCTCTTCTGTCTCTTGATCTGTTGGTGAAATGATCACCCTGTTAGCTAATGGTTTTACTTTCATATTGTTGGTTTATTTATAGGTGCAAAGATATCACTTATTTCCACTCAACCTAACTTCTCTTTCCTTATATACCAGATAATCAATAATACCATTTCTGCCGGTGAGATACTTCTTACCTTCCATCTCTATAGAATAGATCCCTTCCGGAATCTCAAGCTCTAACTTTTCGCGGAGTAATACTTCCCATTCTTCCATATATTAAATATACATATATATAAGAACAAAAACAAGATCTTGTAGGGTATATAGGAAATGGTATGGCAAATATACTATATGTACCAGGGGGTGGGGTCTTCTATAAAACAACCCCGGCCTCTCACAACTTCCCCCCTACCCCCCATGTTTTATACTAGGCAATCCTAAATCTAGTCTAGTAAAATGTTTTTTTCTAACAGAAGAAGAAGCTAGATGGGTATGGTAGCTAGGAAGCTCTGCTACAAGCTCATGCTCACCAGTGCTCATATGTTTTACTTATTTAAGTCTATGTCTATGTCTAAACTATATTATGAAAACAGATACAAAAGCTATGTCTTCTTTCCTATTAGGCTTAGAAGACTTCGGGTTTGAATACCCAACTAATCAACCTAACACCTTCGGTATTAAGTTTATATCTAAGAAAGCAGTTGCCCGCAAGGTCTGGACTGACTTCTCTGTAGAATATCCTAATCTAAAGTCAGGGTTGATGTACCATGAATGCTCAAACAAAGATCTTATAATCTTTGGCGGTGCATTCCCTTCTAATAGTAAAGCTAAAGATATACTCTTTAGGCTTATCAAGAAGAACCTTGCTTCATAGAACAATCCCCTTCGGGGGATATTCTTTT